TCTGCGTGTTGAAGATAGCACAGACGAAAGGGTAATAAGACCTTTTATTGAAACAGCGAGAGTAACAGCAGAAGAACACACAGGTAGGACGCTAATGCCTACTACATATACTTTGTTTCTAGATGGGTTTGACGATACACAAGACCCTTTGTGGGAAGGTTGGAGAACTGGTCCATACTTGAATTACTACAAAAGGAAGATAGTTTTACCGAAATCACCTGTAACAAGCGTAACATCTGTTAGCACTTTCAATGATGCAGATACAGAAACTACCTTTGCAAGTACTAAATACTATGTTGATAGCGTTAGAGAGCCTGCAAGAATAGTTTTGCGTAATGGCGAAACATTTCCTACAGCATTGAGAGTAGCAAATGCAATAAAAGTGGTTTATGTCGCAGGATATACTAATAGTTTTACTGTGCCTGAACCTATCAGAATGGGAATGCTACAACACATTGCTTATCTTTACGAACACAGAGGCGATATGTATGAAGCTGTTCAACCATTGCCACCACAGATTAAAGGTTTATATGCACCTTTTGTCATACATAGCGGTCTAGGTTCTTCTATATACGATGCGGTTGGATAAATGGCGAACTCTATCGGTAAAATGAGATATAGAGTTCAAATACAATCTGCAACAAACACAACTGATGCAGGTGGCGGAAGAACACAAGCATGGTCTAGAGTAGCTGATATTTGGGCAAATATAATCCCAAAAAGCGGTAAAGAGTCTTACAGACAAGGGAAAATACAAGATGATGTTACACATGACATCTATATTAGGCATAGGAGCGACATAGACGCTGCCTACAGGATTGTTTATGACAGCAGGACATTTAACATCAAATCCATATTAAATGTTGAAGAAAGAGATAGATTCCTTCTCCTTTCGTGTGTTGAGGGAGTAGTTTCATAATGCAAAATGGCGCAAGGATAAAGAATTTAGAAGAATTCCAAAGGAAAATGCACAAAAGACTGGTCAAGGATGCGCCTAATAAAATATCTAAAGCATTAGGTCGTTGTGTGTTAGTAGTGAGAAACGAAGCTATAACTAGCATAGCTAGTGGTGCAAAAACTGGTGAAGTGTATGAAAAATATAACCCAAGAAGAACACACAGAGCATCAGCCAAAGGACAAGCACCTGCAACAGATACTGGTACGCTTATAAGTGGTATTACTGTATCGGTAGAAGAAGAAGGTAAGAATTTAGTAGGCAAAATAATGGCATACGCAAGTGATGGTTCTGGTGGAAATTATGCTAAACATTTGGAATTTGGCACATCAAATATGGGTGAAAGACCTTTTTTAGTACCTGCATTGAGTAAATCTTCTAAACAAATAGTAAAAATATTCAAATCAGAAGGAGTGTTAAGAAGATGAGTGTCGGACAATTCGCTTTACAAACAGCAGTATATACAGCTTTGAGCAATGACTCTACGCTAACTAGCACTTATTCTGCTTCTGTATATGACGATGTCCCTGAAAGCACTAGCTATCCTTTTGTAGCAATAGGTGAAGATAGTGCGATAGATTATGGAACAAAAGATGTAAATGGTGCAGATAGTTCGGTAAATATCCATGTATGGTCTGAATATAAAGGTAGTAAAGAAACGAAGAATATTATGGACAGAATACATACTTTGTTGCATGATAGTAGTTTGAGTGTTACTGGTTTCAATCTGATTAACTTAAGATGGGAATTTAGTGATATAATGAGAGACCCAGATGGGATTACAAGACATGGTGTCATGAGATTTCGTGCAATATTATTAGGTTAATATATATAAGTGAGGTAAATTATGGCAGCACAGAAAGGAGCGGAACTACTGCTCAAAATAAACACTAGTGGTAGTACTTATGCTACTGTTGGTGGATTGCGTTCTACTTCCATAACTCTCAATGACGAAGCGGTTGATGTCACTAACAAAGATTCTTCAGGGAATCGTACTTTGTTAGCTGATGGTGGAATACACTCAGTTTCTGTATCAGGAAGTGGTGTATTTACAGATGCAGCGTCTGAAACTACTCTAAAAGATGCTATGAATGCTACAGCTTTTAAGCTGTTCCAACTCATAATTCCAGACTTTGGAACTTATGCAGGTGCATTTATGGTCACATCATTAGAGTACGCAGGAGAGTATAATGGCGAGGCGACATATAGCGTGTCTTTAGAATCTTCTGGGGCAGTTTCCTTTACATCAGCATAGGGAATAACTTATGGCGTGGAAAAAGGTCACTGTTAAAGAGGGCAACAAAGGAATTACTGCGTTTATGCAGAAAGATTCCCTAGAGATGCCTAATGTGTATAAAGATAAGCCGACTAGCGTTATGGTGGAAGGCAAGTCTTTTAAGGTGTTATCAGCTTTTGTTGACAAAAGAGATAATATAATAAAAATAAAATTAGAACTTCCAATGGGGAGTCCGAAAAAACTAGGAGAGTCAGATGACAAATCCAATGAAAGCACAGGTTGATGTTACATTAGGTAGCAAAAGCTATAAAGCTAGACTAACTGTTGATTCTATAATACAAATAGAACAGTCTTGTGGTTGCGGAATAATCAAACTCGCAACACGAATGGCTGAAGCAGATATCATGATGTCAGACATTATAAATGTTCTTACACCTGCATTGCGTGGTGGTGGACAAGACATTCAAGTAAATGATGTAAAAAAAATAGTAGGAGAAGTAGGTATAGTTGAAGCAGCTAGAGTAGTTGCTGAACTTTTAACACAATCACTTACGACTGATTCAGGCGAAGAAGGAGAAGAAACAGGAAAAAAAAAGGAGTAAAGGTTGAAGATACCCTGCCAATCAGGAGATATATGGAGATTTGCATGGGAATGATAGGCATGGCTCCGACAGAATTCTGGAATTGCTCAGTTATAGAATTGAACTGTGCTATGAATGGGTTTATAGAATTCCACGCAGCAGAAGAAAAGCAGCCGATGGATAAAGAAGGACTTCAAAATCTAATGGAGTTATACCCTGACTAATGGCTACACCAGTTGATCAACTAATAGTAGAGATACGAGCAGAAACAGCAGGTCTGAGGAAAGGTCTCAACCAAGTAAATAAGCAATTAGGTTCTGTAAATAAAAGCGCAAGAGCATCACTACTCACCTTTTCTAATCTATCAAAAGTATTAGCAGGAGTAGGTTTAGCAAAATTTGTATCAGGTGTCGTCACCACCTCTAGAACTTTTGAGGATTTAAGAGCAACAATACAAGCCAACACAGGCGACCTACAAGAAACTAATAAAGCGTTTGAAGATATATTAGATTTCACAAAAACCACAACATTCCAAATTGAAGAAGTAACAAGAGCCTTCATTGAATTTAGGCGACTTGGTGTCAGCATGACACGGAAACAAATGGAAGGTATCGGTAATGTAGCAGCAGCACAAAATAAATCTATAGATGAAATGGCGAAAGCTATATTCAGAGCATCTACTACCAGTATGGAATCCCTACAGTTAATGGGTTTTACTGGAGAAAGAGCAGGAGACATGATTACTCTGCGATTTGGTGAGAAAGGTGTTGCAGGAACTATAGAAGAAACTTTCAAGAACACTACTGAAAATGTTATTGATTTCGTAACAAAGGTAGGAGAAGTAAATTTTGAAACTGCTATCTCAGACCGACTAAACACTTTAACAGGTTCATTCTCAAACTTAACAGATAAAGTCAGTATATTTCAGAATGCGGTTGGTGAAGCAGGTCTAAATCAATCGTTGATTAGATTATCTACTACATTTCAAGATGTATTGGCTGACACTTCAGGTAAAAATGGTTTAGCTGAAATGTTGGGTATGACTATGGCGAAAGCAGTAGATACTTTGAACTCAGTACTAGAAGCGATGGACGAAAACATCGGCAAAGTAATACTAGGACTTCAAGCGTTAGGTGTAATAGCAACTGTTATGGTGACTAAAGCTATATTTGGTGCACTAGCATCTGCTATGGGCACTTTAGCGGTAGCGATGACTAATGCTAGGAAAGCAATCGTTGCGACTAGAACCGCTTTGATAGGTTTGATGGCGACTGCTATGTTGAACCCTGTCGCAGCAGCAGCAGCAGGTGTCGGTGTAGTTGCAGGTGCAGGAACAATATATGCATTCAGAGATGAAATACTAGGTGCTATAGAAGATGTTATGACCGAAATAAATGCAGCATTTGAAGGTTTAGGTCAAAGTTTTCTCCCAGAAGAAGATGGAAAAGACCCAATGACTATTACTATTACAGAAGGGAATGATGCAATTAAAGAAAGATTAAAAACTCTAACAGATTTGAGAGGTGAAATAGAAGCAGGGACAGTAGGTATTGAAGATATGACAAAAGCACAAGACTTGCTAACTGCAGCACTTGCTGATGGGACTATATCACAAGAACAAGCGAATGCCCTTTATCAAGAATTTTTAGAGGCTACTGGTCCAGTTGGTAAAGCAATGGCTGAGATAGGAGAAAGAGTAAAACAAATATCGGACAATTTTGCTGATAACTTTGTTAATGCTTTGATGGAAGGACAAAACGCTTTAGAAACATTCAAAGATATGAGCAAACAGATTGTAGCAGCTATTATCTCTACTTTTATGAAACTCTTAGTAATACAACCTATTGTTGATGCTATATTGGGTTCATTCGGTATATCTGCACCGAGAACTGGCTCAGGTCTGAGTACTGGTGGAGCAGCAGGTGGTGGGACTATACAAGCTAACAGACCAGTATTGGTAGGAGAGCGTGGTCCAGAGATATTTATGCCGAACACTGGTGGAACAGTTTTAAACAATATGAATAGCAGGAATGCTATGGGCGGTGGTGGTGTTACTGTTGTTCAAAACAATAACTTTGCTTTGGGTGTAGGTGCTACTGCTAGAGCAGAAGTCCAAAAAATGCTACCACAAATCGCAGAAACATCCAAAATGGCAGTATTTGAAGCAGCAGCTAGAGGTGGTGCGTATAGAAAAGGATTATTAGGTGGCACATGACAACTAGCACAAACAACATAGTAACAATGCCTACAAATGTAGGTTTTATGCAAAGTGAATGGGAGTTAATAAGAACAATAGGAACAACAGTTAGTCCATTTACTGGTCAGCAATACACACAAGAGTTTGCCAATACTTATTGGAGAGCGCAGCTAACTTTGCCACCCATGAGTAGAACACAAGTCGTTGAGTGGCAGGCATTTTTGGCAGAGTGCAAAGGTCCTGTAAACTCTTTTCAATTAAGCGACCCTGATGCGAAAACTAATCAAGGAACTTATAATCAAACACACATGACTGCTTCACGCAGGGTAGATGATACAAGTGAAACTCTTTCATTTAGCGGTTCTACGATAACTGCAGGAACAGCTATATTCGGTAGCTTGATAGCAGGTGATTTTATACATATTACTGGTGCTACAAATGAAGTAAATAATGGCACACATAAAATAAGTTCTATAACTAACAACACAACAATCGTAGTAGGGACTACATTAACTACAGAGAGTAATACAGCTAGTTGCACAGTAAGGCAGAATATAGCAGGTGCTACAGGTTTAGCATTGACTAGCGTTAGTTCTGGAACAGGAACTGTCAAAAAAGGCGATTATTTAGGTGTTTTGAGTGGCAACAGCACATCTCATCAACCTTTTCAGCTTTTGTTAGTAACAGAAGATGCTACGCAGTCAGGAACTAGCATAGCAGTTAAAACTCAGCCAAGACTTAGAAAAGACTTAACTGATGGATATTTTGTCATGTTTAGCAGTCCAAAAGGATTGTTTAGGTTAGTTGAATCTAATTTTAATTGGAAGGCAGATAGAGCAAGTACCTATAGTTTGTCTATACATGCGGTTGAGGACATTGCAGCGAGTAATACCTAATGGCTTCAAGAACTGGTATAGATGCCAATATAATAAATCGTCTTGGCGCAGAACATCAATTACTATTTTTTGCAGTAAAGGCACAATTTGATTCAGACACAATTAGAGTCTGGACAGGTATTGATGACATAACAATAAACAGCGAAACCTATACTGGCGCAGGTGATTTGCTTAATGTAGGTGATATTGAAGATACCTTAGAAATGAAAAGCACTAACTGTAGCTTTTCTCTTTCTGGAATGAACGAAACTGTATTGAATTTAGCTTTGTCTGAAGATATACAGAACAGAAAGATATTCCTATATATGGGTTATTTGAGTGGCGGCAGTAATGTCAGTTCAGGCGAGATAACTCTTTTTTCAGGCAGAATAACCAATCTATCAGTGAATGATACACCGACTGGCATGACTATTGTAGTCAATGCCGAGAACAGACTAGTAGATTTAAACAGACCATGCAATTTGCGTTATACACAAGCGTCTCAACAAATTATAGACACTTCAGACACAGGGTTTAAATATGTCATGGCTATACAAGACAAACAATTAGATTGGGGACGACCTTCAAATGACGATACTTCTAGTAGTGATAGTGGTGAGAGTAATGGTCGTGGTAGGCAGATGCGATGAAAAAAATTATAGATTGGCAACCTGTATTTAATGAATTCGTAAAAGAAAATTATCATAAACCTTTCGTATGGGGTAAGTGGGATTGTTGTCTTTTCTCTGACGCTTGTATAAAAGCTATAACAGGAGAGAACTTGATACCAAAATCACTTAAATGGAAAGACGAAGCATCAGCTATGGAAGCAATTAAAGAATATGGTGGAACACTAGGAAAAGCTATTGATAAAGCAGCAAAACTTAAGAAACTAAAGAAAATCAAACCGATGTTTTTGCAGTGCGGTGATTTAGTTATTTTTAAAGAAGAAAGTGAGTTAGCAGGTATATACGATGGTAGTGCTATATTAGCACCTTCAGATGATGGTATAGAAGTCAAACCGACAGAACTAGCTCTAAGAGGGTGGCGAGTAGATGGCTAAAGCGATAAAACAAGCACTTATCGCAGCAGTAATTGTTTTTGCGGTAGTGGCGACTATGGGCGCAGCAGGTATCGCAGTAACAGGTGTTACTATCGGCTCTCTTTCTGTGGCAGCTAGTATGGCAGTACTTACTTTTGCCACGACGCTAGTAGCAGCAGGTATCGGTATGATGACCTCTAAAGGCATAGAGGCAAATCAGGCAAACTTTGGTACTAAAACATCTACTAGAGGCGCAATACACGCAAGACAAGTTATATATGGCTTATCTAGAGTAGGTTCTACGATAACATTTATGAGAACTACTGGTACTGATAACAATAAGTTATCTATGGTTTTTGTTTTAGCAGGACATGAAATAGAAGAATTAGTTTCTATAAATTTGAATGAAACGACTGCAACAACAACATCAGCAACTTCTAGTGGTGCAGGGACAGATGATAAAATACATACAGTCACTAACTCAGATTTTACGAATACAGATAACGATAATAATTTCGGTAGCGGTAGGTTGATAAGGTTCACCATCAATGATGGTTCACAAACTTCCTACGATGCATTAGCAAGAACTACACATGGCTCAACAGTTATAGACGATAATTTCAAATTAAAAACCTGTGCGTATGTTTACATGGAAATGATATACGACTCAGAAAAAATGCCCTCAGTACCTAAAATAACATTCTTAGTTAAAGGTAAAAAGATTTATGATCCGAGACTTGATTCAACAGTAGGTGGTAGTGGCTCACATAGACTAGGCACAGCATCTACTTACGCTTGGACTGACAACCCTGCATTATGTTTATTAGATTATTTAGCAGATACAACACATGGCATAAAAGCTACATCAGATGAATTGAATTTAACTGCTAACGCAGGTGGTTTTATGTCTGCAGCTAATACTTGTGAGCAATCTGTCACTTTAGGTGGTGTTACTGAAGAAAGATACACTGCTAATGGTTTCACAAATATGTCTGCTAATGGATTGGGTATTTGTGAAGGTTTATTAAGTTCTTGTGGCGGTAAAATGACTTTCACGAATGGTAAATTCAATATATTCGTAGCAGCTACGCAAACACCTTCATTGACCATAACAGATGATGAAATACTCGCACCTATAGATATTACAAAGAATACGCAATCAAATGAATTATTCAACTCAGTAAAATCTTTATTCGTTGATAAAAATAACAATTATGTAGGAACAGACAGTCCTGAAATAACTAGTTCCACCTTTCTTACTGAAGATACACCTAGTGGTGAGAGCAATCTCAATTACAAAAAGAGAATGGAAGTTCAGCTTCCGTATACCAATACAGTCACTACCGCAGAAAGATTATCTAAAATAGCATTACAGCATCAAAGAAAGACATTACAAGTTTCTCTCTTAGTGACTACTAAATATTTAAGAGTTCAGCCATGCGACTTTGTCTATATAACTAATGAAAGGCTCTCATGGACTAGTAAGATGTTTGAGGTTATGAGCACACAACTAGAGTTTGGTATGCAGGAAAATAGCGAAATACCTGTAGCAATGGTTAGATTGGTCGTAAAAGAGATTGATGCAGCTACTTACGATTTCGCTTCAAACGAATATGTAACACCGATAACTCAGGGTGCAGTAAGCGAAGTTCCTACAGGTGACTATACTGTATCAGCACCAACCAGTTTAGCAGCAGCACAGATACTGGTTAAAGATGGCACATCTTCAAAAGTAAACATCAAAGCTACATGGACAAACAGCACATCACCTTATTTGTTTGGGACAGAGGTAGCTTACAAACTAAATGGGGAAGCAGATTCTTTATATCGGTCTATTACTGTAGGTGCAGGAACTAGCACAGCTTATCTGCCTAATGTTTCAATAGGCGAAACATATAATGTGAAGGCTCGTCATGTAAGTCAAAGAGGAGTGTATTCAGATTATACATCTGCTGTGAATGTGACGATAACCGCAGCAAGTGGTGCACCTGACGCACCAAGTAGCTTATCAGCATCTACAAGCAAAGCATTGAACATAATAATTACTTACACAAACCCTAATAACTCTGATTTAAAGGCAGTAAAAATATATAGGAAAACATCTAACTCCGCACCGAGTAGCGATAGCGATGGTTTAGTTCATACGCAATATGGTGCACCTAACGCAGTCTCAACATGGTTAGATGGATTACATAATGGTTTAACAGCAGGTACTACTTATTATTATTGGGTAAAAGCTATAAATCATAGCGATGTCAATTCAAGTTATACAGGTTCAGCTTCAGGCAACTTCACAGCAGTTAAAACCGCTGACATAGAAGATGATTTGATTACAGCAGCAAAAATTGCAGATGATGCGGTGCTAACAGCAGCTATAGCAAACGACCAAGTAACAAATGCCCTGATAGCAACAGATGCTGTAAATTCAGATTCTATAGTAGCAAATGCTGTAACAGCAACTGAGATACTTGCAGGAACGATAACTACTACTGAAATAGCCTCAACAACCATAGTCGCAGGGAACATAGCTTCTGGAACTATAACTGCTACCCAAATAGCAGCAGATACTATTACTGCATCTAATATGGCAGCAGATAGCATTACTGCTACTGAAATTGATGTATCTACTTTATCTGCTATTTCTGCAAATATGGGCACGATAACAGCAGGTTCTATTACAGCAGGTTCGGTTGCAGCAACTACATTGAACTTGAATGGCACAAGTTTAACTGCTTCTGCAAGTGGTTTGAAACTAAACAATCATGATGTTTTTGCTTTTGCTAACTCAGGTTCTATTGGAACTATTAATGGAACAGGCGGAAATGATGTGCAAATGACCAGTGTTAATAACCATAGCAGCAGTTTATTTTTGGACACAGCACCATTCCACATATCTGATACTACCACTACTTCAACAGACCCAGATGTGACTGCTGGTAATGTCATGGGTGGTTTGACTGCCAATGCCAATGGTCCTGTGCTTTTCAGTTTCAACTTTACGACTGCAGCTTTCTCAGGCACTAAGAAATTCATTGTAATGGTTCATGTAAACCCAGTAGGAAGTTTTGGAAGCCAGTCAGAGTCTATGTTTTCTTTTGCAATGAGAGCAACAAGTTCTTCAACTGCTTATACTTCAGCAACTGCTAGTGATTATGTTACTACAAGAGGCACTTCAATAGGTGGCTCTAATTCTGGTGCACCATATCTACTGACAGACATTGTAAGTTTGTCAGGCAGCACAGAATATTACATTTGGGTTTTTGGTGGATTAGATGATGTAAGCGGTGCAGGTCATACTATAGGTCAAGGAATTATAGATGGAACAATTACTGTTACAGGATTGAACGCATGAGTAAATCACATTGGATTGAGTTCAGAGCAAAGCGAGATAGACTGCTACAAGCAAGTGATTGGACACAAATGCCCGATTGTCAACTGTCAAATACCAAAAAAGCAGAATGGGCGACTTACAGACAGGCATTGAGAGATTTGCCACAAAAATGGGCGAGTGATGTTGATGAAGATAAAGTAAGTCCATATACAGATACTAGTGTTACATGGGCATATCCCACAAAGCCGACCTAATGTCTGTTTGTTTCGCAGGGACATGGGTTCACGAAGGTCATTATGTTCAATTCACAATACATGAAAACGATACAGTATCTGTGGCTGAATTATTAGAAAAACCTTACGAGCCTGAAATAGAACCCACTACAAAAATAATGAGTTTAGATGACGCTATGGAATATCAGCAGAGTTTGATAAAATTTGGATATGACGACATAAGTGGTGTTGTCGTTTTGATAAGCGAGGTAAATTATGAGTGATGAAATACAAAATCCAGAAGAAAATATGGCAGGAACATATAAATCTTCTAATCCTGAAACAACGCAGCAGCCTATGAAAAGAAAGTTAGAGTTGGATATTGATGTTACACCTAATACAGCTAGTGTAAACCCATACGAGAAATGGGTTCATTTAGCAAAGACAGTAGATGCGTGGCGCATATTCCCTAGAATTTTCGTTAGTGTTTATATCGTACTGCTTTATAAGGTGGTTATATGGTTTATGGACTTAAACGAACCGAATCTAGAACAAGCAGGTCTAGTATCTATCGTAGTAGGTGCAATGGCAGCAGTCTTTGGTATATATGCAGGAACTTCTGGACAAAGCAAGAAATTCAAAGGCGAAGATTAAATGGAAGCATTTGACCTAATTACTGAGTTAGGTTTGCCGATAGCAAGTGGTCTTATAATGGGATATTTTATATTTCTTATTATGCGACAGCTAATGGATGGTTTGGTATCAGAGATAAAGACTGTTGAGGGTATATCTAAAATGTTGATAACCAGAGCATCTATAATGAATAACGATATGATTAGAATAGATACAAGCGTATCAAGTGCATTAAATCTGTCGCCTGACTTAAGCAGAATAGCAAGAGCAGAGAATTTTGTTGAAGATGGTAAGATAGACGCTCGTAGGGACTAAATTGGATATCGTTAAACTAGTGCAGGATTTCGGATTTCCTGTAGTTATGGTAGTTGGTTTAGGGTATTTCGTTTATTTTGTTTGGCAAACCATAACCAATAAAATAGACCCTGCTGTGCAGGAAATGAAAACCACTATCATAAGATTAACTGACCAATTACGCTTATTAGACCAAGATATGATAAGATTACAACAGAAAGTGAATACAGTATTGGAGTTGAAAGAAGAAAAAAAGTTAGAAAATGAGAAAAAACAGGACAAAAAAGCAAATAGAAGCTGATAGAAAAGTAGAATATTGGTTCGGTGTTATAGGCATATCGTTTATAATTTTTGCTGTCTTTATTTCATCAATACAATCTGCTTTAGCCGATGAAATGGTATTCAGGTTCAAAAGTCCTAGTTTTTCTGGCGTAGGAACCAGTTCTCATTATTTAACTATTGAAAATCAAGAATTTAATCGCAAACAGGCAATTAAAGATGAAATAAAAGCATATCAAGAAGAATTAAAGAGAGAAGCGGAGAACACTACATTGGCTCGTTTCATTCGCAACCTTGAGAGTCGTATATACGCACAGCTATCCAGACAGCTTGTTGAAAACTTGTTTGGAGAAACTCCCAGTGCAGAAGGCACTATAACATTAGAAGGAAACACAATAAGTTATACGACAGATGGAGATTATATTACGCTCACAATTACCGATGAGACAGGTGGTGTTACAGTTATCACTATTCCTATCGGTAGTTTTACTTTCTAGCTGCGCTATCAATGGTAAAATACAAGAAGTACCAAAGAAAACAGAAGCTACAATCAATGCTCTTTTAATAGGAGAGTTAGCAGAAGTAGGTGTGCCGATTACAAAACCTACTGTAGCAATATACGGAACCTCATTCAAAGACGATACTGGACAAAGAAGAAGTAACAGTCAATTCGCCACATTCAGCACAGCAATAACTCAAGCACCGCAGACCTATCTAATAAGAGCATTACATCATAGTGGTTTTTTCCATGTAGTAGAGCGAACTGGTTTAGATAATTTAACCAGAGAACGACAAATAATAAGAAGCACAAGGGAATCATTTGAAGAAGATCAACAGCTAAAGCCATTGCGATTTGCAGGTTTACTGATGGAAGGAAGTGTAGTAGGATATGAGAGCAATGTTAAATCAGGCGGATTTGGTGCAAGATATTTAGGGATAGGAAGTTCCAAAGAGTATAGACAAGATACAGTTATAGTATCATTACGCACAGTATCGGTATCTACTGGTCGCATTTTAACTGAAGTTTTGGTGACCAAAAACATATTAAGTGTTGGAGTTAGCCAAGACATATTTAGATTTGTGGCAAACGACACAGAGTTAGTTGAAGTAGAGAATGGTATGACAGAAAACGAATCCGTCAATATTGCTCTCCAAGCAGCGATAGAAACCGCAGTACTCCAAACAATTCGTGAAGGTATAGACGCAAATCTTTGGAGCGTGAAAAAATGAAGAAAATAATAGCGTTGTTTATGGTGCTTTGTGTTTCGTCTGTATATTCAGCTGATAATGAAGTCTTTATAGATCAAAGTGGTGCTACTTCCAACATAGATATAGAACAAATGGGAAGTGGAAACATTATAGGTGGTGCGAACGCACAAGCTGGTTCTATGACTGCTTTAGATTTAGATGGCACAACTATGTTGCTAGACATAAATCAGATTGGCTCGTCAAACAAATTCCTCGGTGATATATGGGCAGATAGCTACACTGGGTTCTTTGAATTTACTGGTGATAGCAATGTATTCAATATGCAAACAGACCCTACGAACACTTTTAGTGCGGACTCGTCAAATCTGCAAGTAAATGTTACTGGAAGTTCAAACACATTCACCTTAAATCATGCAATAGCAGCATTGGCTGAAACATTAGACTTAGACTGGACTGTGCAAGGTTCAGATAACTCTATTACAGCAGCTATAGATGTAGATGGAGCGACGAACTTTATGGATATAGATGGTTCAGATAATACGATAACTTATGACGGAGATGGGTATGCAGGCGGATACTTCTATCTTGACCATACAGGCGGAAACAGAACATTTAATATTGACCAAGCGTCAACATTGGATAATGACTGGCTTAAAGTCATTTCTATTGGTAGTAATGGCACTGTCTGTATTCAGCAAAACGATCAAGGCACAAGTACCTCTTGCTGAAGATATAGGTCAAGTTAGCGAACTAAAAGGATATACAAAAGTTATTCGTGGGGACGATTTTATTCCTGCAGTAAATTTTGGAATACAAAGTTATGACGATGTAAGAACCAGTAATGGCAGGATTGCTATTGAGTTTGAAGATGACTCAGTAGTTAGGCTAACTGAACATTCTTCTTTAGTTATAGACGAATACATCTATGACCCAGACCCTAGCAAAGCGAAAATGGCAATCAATTTCGCTAGTGGAACTGCTCGTTTTATAACAGGCTCTCTAAATAAGATAGATAAACGCAATATCATCTTAAAAACACCTACTGCAAACATAGCAATTCGTGGCACAGATTTTACTACTACTGTAGATGAACTAGGTCGTAGTCTAATTATCTTATTGCCAGATGCTAATGGGATTTCCTCAGGAGAGATAGAGGTATCTACCGCTATGGGTAGCGTAATCTTAAATAAACCTTATGAAGCCACGACTGCTACAATGTTTGAAACTTCACCATCTGCGCCAGTCGTATTAGATTTAACTCTAGAACTCATAGACAATATGCTTATAGTGAACCCACCTGCACAAACAGAACAAATGATAGATGCTAGTGCTTCTACAGGTAGTGCTGATTATTTGGACTTCGCAGACTTAGATATAGATTTTTTAGCAGAAGATTTTTTGGACAATGAGGCAGACTTAGAATTTACAGAATTGGATATAAACTACCTTGATGTGAATTTCCTTGAGGATTTGTTAAATATCTTAGACGCTTTAGCTATTGATGACGAAGAAGATGTTTTGGCACAAGCTACTGGCATAAATATAACTGGAACATTAGTAGGGCAAGACCCTGATACGCAGATAACTACGATTATTGCAGGACAGATGATAAGTTTCAGAAGAAATGTCAGCAGTAATGCAAGGGTAGATGTAGATGGAAGTGGTGCATATACAATTATTTTTATACAAGATGGTGTTTCTAATGTTATCAAGGTTAATGGCGGTAGTGATACTACTATCAAAATACAACAAGGTTCTTAATGTTAAAAAGAAAATCAATAAAATGTATAATCTAATATAAGAAAAATGAATAATAAGTATTCACAAGGATTATTATTGTTAGCAGTATTATCACTGCCATTTATATTCCAATCTAGTATTACCGAAACCATAAAACTAAAAACCTTTGACGCTTTGGTAGAAACACCTATGCCATCAGGTAATTTCGCAATACTCAATTTAACTGAAGAAGATATTGATGCTGAAGGTGGTTATCCTTTACCGAGACAAAGATTAGCAGAGATACATCAACAGTTATTAGACAAAGGTGCTATGGGTGTCGGTTGGGTTATAGGTTTCCCACACAAAGATAGAATGGGTGGTGATGTAGAGTTCAGCAATGCTTTAAGTCTATCACCATCAGTTATTGCTTTGTTTGAAAACAACAATCAAAACTATCCGCAAACTACTGGTACTGTCATTCTAGGAGAAGATATAGGTGGCTATCTTTCTGCAGGAACTGTTGAAAATGTAGAACCAATAACCGATTACACCTTACAAGGCATAGCATCTGCACCTGCAGACATAGACAATCTAGTTAGGAGAATACCTATGTTATATAGGACTCCTGATGGTTGGTTAGCTTCTTTTGGAACACAAGTCCTTAAATCGTTGACTGGTTCTGATACATACATAATCAAAACTAATCAAAATGGCATACAAGAAATAACTGTGAAAGGTGTTCCGCCTGTTAAAACAGATAGTATGGGAAGAAAATGGGTTTCTTGGGTTGTTCCACATGAAACATCTTTGAAAGATATGCAGGTCGCAGGTCAATTTGTTTTCGTAGGTGTCACTGCTAAAGGCATAATGCCACAAGTAGCTACTCCAGTTGGATTATTAGAGCCTCATTATATACAAGCAGCACTAGCTGAGTCTTTGTTGATACAAAACAGTCCTTATATACCTGATTATAGTTTAGCGTTGGAGTTGTGTATATATTTGCTCTCTGTAGGTCTTATATGGCTCTTAGTGAGGTCTTTAGGCATTACCTCAGGTCTAGTATCATTTGTAGTTATAATGGCTCTAACAGGCTCTTATGGGGTTTATACTGCTAAAGAAGGCATACTAATAGATGTTTCTTACACGCTCATAACCCAATTTATAGCAGGTTCAGTAGCATTTTATCTCAATTTTAGACAGCAATACCTACTAAGACAGCAAATTAAAAAACAATTTGAACATTATTTAGACCCGAAACAAGTAAAAAGACTGCAATCTAATCCTGAATTGTTGAAATTGGGCGGAGAAAAAAGATATGCGACTTTTCTATTTACTGATGTCAGAGGGTTCACAAGTATGTCAGAGTCATTACCGCCTGAACAAGTGACATATATTATGAACAAAGCACTAACAGCACAACAAAAAGCGGTGCAACAAACTGGTGGTATGGTAGATAAGTATATCGGTGATGCCATGATGGCAGTATTCAATGCACCTTTAGACCAAAAAAACCATGAAGATAATGCAATCGTTTGTGCGTTTCAAATCATAGATAACATGAAAGAGTTAAACAAAGAGTTGTTAGAAGAAGGACTCCCAGAAATTGCTATAGGCATTGGTATAAATACAGGAGATGCAGTTATTGGCAATATGGGTAGTGCTACAAGATTTGATTACACAGCTATAGGAGATAGCGTTAATCTAGCAGCAAGGTTGGAAAGTGCTACGAAAGAACAAAAAGAAGATATATTAATCGGTGAAAATACTGCAAATGTAAGTCAATATGACTTAAGATATATTAATGATATTAAAGTTAAGGGAAAAGCGAATACTGTGAGGATATATGGGGTTTAAGTTAAGTCTGATATTAGGCGGTCTGTTGGTAATAACTGCAAGTGCTTCAGGTATGTATATTAAATATCTAAGTGAACAGTTATCTGTCTTGCGTGGTAATGCTATTGTTCTTGAAGGTAAAATAGAAGAACAAAACGAGTCTATAAAGAATTATTTAGAGAACCAACAAAGACACGAAGCACAGTTAGACGAACTCAATGCAGAGAAATCAGAGGCACAAAGGGCAGTAACAGAACTAAGAAACAAATTCGCTAGGCACGATTTAAACAATCTTGCTTTGATGAAACCGAAGCTGATAGAAACTAGAGTTAATAGAGCATCTGCAAAAGTAATGGAAAATCTGATAGAATTGACTAATCCAGATATGTTTGAACCAAAAGAAAATGCAGAAAATAGTAATTAGCACATTACTTGCCACTTTTATGATAAGCGGTTGTTCGTTAATACCTAAATCAGTTGCGCCAGTAGAAGTCAGAACTATTGCAGAACCACCGCCGATGTATCACCCACCAATGCCTTTAGAGATGCAGTTGGTTGATGTAGAGTTTGAAATACTCACACCTGAATTGATGGCAGAGTATCTTGCTTTAGTAGATGAAGGTAAAGCACCTGCGAGACCATACTACGCATTAACCACACAACAATACGAAAATCTCTCTACAAATATGGCAGAAATTACTAGATACACTAATAACATAATATCAATTATCAAATACTATAGAGAATACGACAAACAAGACGAAGTGGACGAAACTGGAAATAATTAGTATTTTCGGATATGATTTGGCAAAAATAGGAGAAAAGTATGCTTGACATAATTATTAATATTGTATCAATCATTACCACTATTGTATGCGCTGCAAGTTTCATAGCAGCTATGACACCTACACCGAAAGACGATGACCTTTTGGGTAAGCTGTATAAAGGAATAGAAATTCTTGCTCTCAATATCGGTAAGGCAAAAATGTTGCCACCCAATAAAAAATAATGGCGAAACCCTATTATTATAATTGCACTCTAGATAGGGTGATTGATGGTGATACCATTGATGTGAATATAGATTTGGGATTCAATGTCGTGCTATCTAAACAGAGGGTTAGATTACATGGCATTGATACACCAGAATCAAGAACAAGAGATTTAGCAGAGAAAAAGCTAGGTCTAGAAGCTAAAGCGAGACTGATAGAGTTATGTGGAGAAAACCTACAATTACTTTCATTAGGTAAAGGCAAGTATGGGAGAATACTTGGCATACCTCACACGACTGATGGCGAAGATATTTGCCAAATACTTATTAAAGAAGGACACGCAGTTGAGTATTATGGCGGAAAAAAATCAAAAGTCTGGGGGGATTATTAAAATGAAATGTAGTCAAGAAGGTTTATCTTTAATTAAGAAGTTTGAAGGGTGTCGTCTGGAAAGCTATTTGTGTAGCGCAGATGTTTTAACAATTGGATATGGGCATACAGCAGATGTTACAGATGGCATGTCTATTTCACAAGACATGGCAGAAGCTATGTTAGATAAAGATATAGAGGAATTTGAACAATATGTTAATGACAGCGTAACAGTAGATTTATCACAAAATCAGTTTGACGCTTTAGTGGCATGGACATTCAATCTAGGTGTAGGAAATCTGAAAGCATCTACTATGCTTAAAGTATTGAATGAAGGCAAATACGAGCAAGTCCCATCAGAAATGCGTAGATGGAATAAAGCAGGTGGCAACACTTTAGATGGTTTGATTAGGAGAAGGGAAGCTGAATCTTTAATGTTTCAAGGTGAGGAATGGATTGATGTTTAAGGCATGGCATTAAGTAAAAAACAAAACAAAAGATTAGGTGCGATACTTTCTGTAATGTTCAAAGAGGAAGTACCTGATGAAGCGTTGTTGGAGATTGTGCAGTTAGGGTTCGCTGAAAAAAAAGATAATATCTACGCTATAACAGACAAAGGTCTTGATGAGAAAAATCGTCTATGCACACTTGCAGGTCTCAACATTAAATACAGTTCTGAAAGCAAACAATCAAAGCCATCTCTGACTTCTGTCAAAAATTAAAATAAAGATTTACTATAAAGAGAATTAAAAACCTTTCTTGCTTCTTTTGTAGTATAAACATCTTCATTAAATCCTTTTTTTTCCCAACAATTCATGTCATACCAAACTTGAAAATTAGACTCATGCGTTTGTTTTTTGTCATAAATGAATTGCGGTAATTCCAAGTAAGTATTATTCATCAACATCGTCATATCGTCCTGATAGCATTGTAGATATTTCGTCTTCAAAGATACGCACCTTTGTTACTAAACTATCTTCAACCATATCATCTAACTTTTCATTTATTATAATGCCTATTACACGCTCTAGTATTTCTTGGTAGCCATCGTAAGTAGGGACACTTTTTCGTATAGAAGCAATGTTTTCTACAGGAAAGCTGACCATTATTTCTGATGTAGGTTTGCTTACTGGATATGTGCTGAAATTAACATCATCAAACTCAGCGTCAAGTCGTTTGAATAATTCGTATTCTGAAATACTCATAAAACACCGCCATCTATAACACGAAGCACTATGCGATTAGGGTATTTAAAAGCGTTAACCCATGTTTCATAATCTTCTTTATTCATTAGTTTCTGCACATCTTTTATAAGTGTGTCCCTAGTTATACCATATTTGTTTTCAAGGTCGGTACGAACCTGTTTATTAAAAGATATTACTGGTATAGTCATTTTGCACTCCTTGTTTTTTCTTTGTTTAATAAATCCCATATTTGAACTAGTGTTTCCTTTTCTTCTTGTGGTATTTCACTATTCATACCTTGCAATTCGCAGTTTTCTTCCCTCAATCTTTCTACTTCTTGCAATGTTTTAGCGAAACTTCTGAGCAAATGCACAGAGTCCATAAAAAGTATGTTGATGTATTGGTCTTTAGATTCAGAAAAATAGAAGGGCAACTGTTCGTCATTCATGTCGCTTGGTATTGCTCTATCTTCTATGATAGACTGGATTTCTAAGAGTTTGTTCATAATCATATTATTCTCCCCCAAGAGTAAAGAGAGGCTATGCAGCCTCTCTCTCTTTTTTCTCTTGTAAATTAGTTAAAAAATCTACTGCTTTTTGTGCATCGCTGAAAGCACTTATCATTGCTTTTTCACTATCCGCTATTCTTTCTTTCCAAGCGTTTAGGTATTGAGCATGGTCGGGTCTTACAGTTTTTTCTACACCAAGCAACTGGCAAAGGAAAGCTGAACCAATTTCGGCGACCAGTTCTTCTTGAGCATACTCAAGGTCTTTGTCTTGTCTATTAGTTCTGCCCTTTTCTCTAGTCCAATGAGTTAGTTCGTGCAGTAGGGTGGAAAAGTAATCAACATCAGAAAAGAAAGACTTCATTTCAGGCATATTGATTTTATCACTACTAGGTATATAACAAGCTACATCACCACCATGAGTTATTTCAGCGTTGCAGTTATCTATGAAAGATTGTATTTCTGATGCTTCATCAATAGTTAGTTCTGTTTTTTGATTTTCAACAATGTTGTCTGAAACATAACCATCTATTTGGTCTGCATTGAATACTGGGAATACTTTCCAAAGCCAGTATTTAGGCAATTTGCCAGTTTCAAGAAATTCTGCCCTTTCTTTTTCATTAAGCCATTCTTTCTTTTTGTCTTTTACTTCACAAAAAACGACATGACTGGCAGTTGAACCTTTCTTAACTTTGTGACCTGCATTAGACCATTGTTTAAAAGTTGCCCATTCGTTTGATGTGAAACCTTGAACTGATAACCAAAAGTGGTTCATACCTCTGTATTGTCTTTTAGTTATAGCGTTGGTCGGACGACCACAACCGAGCCAAGATTTAGTCCAATTAGTACCTTCAGTTTCCATCAGTTCTAAAATCTTAGTTTGGATTTTTTTGAACACTTCATTTTTTTTCATTTTATTCCCCTTCAATTTATACTTATATTATAACATTTATCTATACTAAAAACAACCCTTTTTGGAATTAAAGTATCTCAACATTTCCATTAGGGTATTTAACCAAAATAGCATGACTTCCTTCCCAGTTCTGTATTACAGGGCATGGTGTTAGATGTTCAATCTCCATACCGAAATCACACATCAAGTCGCTATTTTGCTCAACCAAAAGTAGAAACTGCTCTGCATAAGTATCAATTAGAGTGTCAACTTCTTCTGGAGTATTAACAAAACCCATGTTTATATACTTAGAAAGTATTGGGTCATTTTCATCTCTAGCTTCTAGAATAACTTCTATTTTATTCATTTTCTTACGCAAACGAAGTTCAGCTAGTTTCATTTTATCTTTCATTTTATCGTTAATTTTAGTCATTTTATTTTCCTTCATTTTATGTTTTATATACATATATTATAACAAGTTTTAGATAAAAAACAACCCTTTTCGGAATAATAATTAGCTTATTTTAACAAGTAATTTCAGCAAGTATTTAAAAAGGTAATGTGTCGGCATAATCTATTTGTAGCAATTCTTCTACTTGTTTTAGTAATTCTTGCTCTGTCCCATACGCTTCTACAAATCTTTTTTTATAAGGGTGTCTGCTAATAGGTTCTTTGTCGCTACCCATACGATGATGCTCAAAGCATAAAGGCAATACTAAGAAATGTGCGTTAGGTTTGGTTTTGCCTTCAATGTGGTGTATTTCGCAAGGTCTTATGCCTTTTCCTTGTAGTCTGCACACTATACAACCAAGTTCTCTAACCGAGTCCATGTGTTTCTTTTCTGCTACTGTTGGATTTCTGCCTTTCATTTTTCGTTAAATAACTCAACAAAAAATTCAGCATCTACAACAACTAAAGGTTTATGGCGATTTCTTTTGATAACTAAACAAGGTTCATAACCCTTACAATTAGTTTCAGCTTGGCTATACGCTTCCCAAACATTAACTCTTTCTTGGTTCTTACACTCAATACTCATAGGGAATTTTCTGCGTGATTCAACACCTAGTATGATATCTTCACCGCCACTACCCATAGGTCGTGATTCTAAATCTTCTGGGTTTATATTCAGGACACGCACTAACATATCTGCAAACCATTGTTGCAATAATCTTCCTTTCGCCTTTGCGCTACTAGGTTTCATTTATATCAGTTATGCACCATACCTCTTTTTTTCTTCTCTATGGTTTACCATTTTAGTTCGCCATTCTTCAAAACCAATTTTTATAGCATCTAGTTTAACCTTTAACCCACTTAATTGCCCTCTTTTAAGACCAACATTTAATCTTGCTGCATGAAGCTGTTCTGTATTTTCAGCATACACTTCTTGTGCAGATACTGTGGTTTTGCCTTTGTGCGTTGCTTCTAGCTTTAATCTAGCTATAGTTTTCTTTACATTAGCTTCTGCTTCAAAGACTTCATATTCCGCTTGTTGTATTGGTTCTGCCAAAGACCTTATTTGGTGCATCCATGACTCAGTTTCTATACTCATCAGAATGCAGGTTTTTTATCTACATTTCCATCGTTGTCTTTGCGGTCTGGTATTTGCAAATTGCCTTCACTATCGTAAGGTGTGAATAACAGTTTTGTGAAATCAACACCTTGCTGTGTTTGGTTGGCATATCCGCCACACTTAAACACTTTGCTATTTTCATCAACAGAGTCAATAAGCGTAATTTTACCGCCAATATCTGGGGTGCGTTCATGCTGTTTATCTTCTGGTGCGTTGTAATGCAATAGTCCCAAAGATTGAACTAGTTCGTATTTTTCGTTGCCATTCCTATCCTCATACTTAAGAATAGCACCATAACGCTCCACTTCGTTTAGTTTGAATTTACCCTTGCGTGGCACAGTGACGCTAGTTTCGTGAAAGAAACTACCAGTATTATTTTTCATTTCAAATTTATCAGACATAATCTTCTCCTACTATAAGTCTATATTTATAACCTTTCTTACCAGTTATTCTTTTTTTTTCTACAATTTCCCTCAACATCGGCAAACTATACTTGACTCTATAAGGTTGTTTCCTTAAATCTCGTATAGCTGCAGATATAGAGGGTTCTCCATAGAATTTGCCAGTTTTGTCGTTTATAACGCTTTGCAAATCCCAAAAAGTCCACCAAGAACCATCTCGCATACACAAAAACACATAATCAGTTATGCTATTTGCTTTGTTCATTTTCTTCTGGTGCTTGGTTCGCATCATCATAAAGAGAGATGAGTTTTGCATAGGCATCTTTATCTTTCTTTAATGTAGCGTGTTCGGACGCTTTTTGTATCTCACTAGCATTAGTTTCATATAATGCTCTGTGTTCGTCATTTGTTGGGTCGCCTAAAAACTCTCTCAAAGTCTTAAGGAACAACTTTTCATCAACACAATGTTGCAATACAGTTCCGCTTGGTCGTCTTAACACATAACCACTAGAAAGGTCAGGTGCTTCTTCTTTGTTATTAATAGCATTGTCAACTTCAAAAGAGGAAGCATACGCACCACCACCAAGACCACAAGAAGCTAATGCTCTGCCGATAGCAGATGTTTCGCAGTTTTCTAAGGCAGATGTCTTATTGACCATTCCTACACCTCTGAATTCTTCTGCAAAACCAGTTCCTATCTCGTGATATACACCATCGTTTTTAACCGATATTGTAGCTTTCACAACAACACGCTCTAGGTCGTCAGTGACTATTTCGGTTAGAACAAAAGCATTCGTGCCGAAATGTTTTCTAAAAATATCTACCCTAGTGTCAACAGTAGTGTAGAACTTGCCTTTGATATTAACCTTATCAGCGTTGGTAAGGTTAGCTATCTCACTTATACAATTTAATAATGTATCGTTCATTTTATTTACTCCATATTGTTTTAGCGAATTTGATTTCATCTTCTGACCATTTCCAATCGTCAAAATTTGGATAAACAGATTGTGCTAAAACATATTTATCATTTGAAAAAGATAAGAAATTCATTATTGCTAATGATACTTTTCTTACCACATTTATATGTTCATCAACATTATCAACAGGTCTAGTAACAACTTCGTTTCCCTTAGATGAAACATAGACATAGTCTAATACTGGCGAACATCCTTCTGCTTTAGCATAGACAGAAACCTGTCTAGCATGAGCGTCAGATACTTTACTAGGCAAACGACCTGTGGTCTTTATATCCCTAATAATGTCTTGGTATTGAAGGTCTATATAACCCATAATTGGAACAGGTATATCTTCAATGAATAGGTTTACTTGTTTCTGATAAGCAGTAGGTTTACCCATCTTCTTATAGAAATCTAGCGCAGTTTTTGCATAAGTGCTTACTGTTGCTCCTTCACGCTTATATTTTGTGTCGTCTATCGTTTGTGAAGGGTATTCTTTTTTACAGTAGTGTTTAAGCGTCTTAAACTCTCTCTCAGACTCTTTTAACGCTTCAGGTATGGTTAGGTGCTTATTCTTCTCATTATAGCCATACAAGTTCCCTACAGCGTGGTCAACGACAGTTCCTCTCCACATTGCAGGATTTCCACCATGTCTGTACTTAAAAAGATAACGCATTATCCACATAGGCACATCATCAATAAAAGTATTGATAGACGATGGGGAAAGGTGTTCTATTTCATGAATTTGAAATGGATCGTTCATTTTATTCTCCTCATTTTAATATCATTTGACGAATTTAATGTTCTTAACTATAATTCCATTTAGGAATAAAGCAAGTATAATCCCTTATTGGAATATAAGCAAGTGAAAACATGACTTTAACAGAATATTTAAAAGACAATAAATACACCCAGTCTGCCTTTATAAAAGAAGTGAAAGAGCAAACAGGGCACACGCTACCACAAGGCACATTAGCTAAATACATTCTAGGTCAACGCATACCTAGAAAGAAGGAATTAAACATAATCTACATAGCGACCAAAGAACAAGTGTCGCCCAATGATTTTTATTTGGAGAAATAATATGGCATACGATGTTCAAATGATGAAAACAGAGGCATTAAAAGAATATGAGAATAACCCTCGTATAAATAAAGAGTCTGTTGAGAAAGTTATTATGAGCATCAAAGAAGTCGGTTGGAAAGTGCCGATTATCGTAGATGAAGAAAATGTGATACTAGCAGGGCACACTAGAATTAAAGCTGCAAGATTGTTGGAAATGGAAGAAGTACCTGTTCATATAGCAAAAGGTCTGACAGAAGCACAAAAAACTGCTTACAGGATAATGGACAACAAAAGCCAAGACTCGTCTGAGTGGGACACAGAAATGTTATCAGAAGAATTTGCGAAACTAGCAGAAGCTAATTTTGATATGGATTTAACTGGATTTGATTTTAGAGAAATAGAAAAATTAACTGAAAACTTAATAGAGTTCACAGAACCAGAAGAAATAATAACAGAAACTAATATTGCTGACTTTGACGATATACAAACGAGCAATGTCCGTATGGTCAATATCTTTTTAACACAAGAAACAGAGCCAGTATTTCAGGAAATGGTCGCAGGATTGAAAGAAAAGTGGGGTCAAGAAAACCTCACAGACACAATATATATGGCTGTGGAGAAGTGTTATAAAGATGAAAGTTTATAATTTAAAACCACACTACACAAAACAAGAGATAGCAAAGCGTAAAGGAGAGTGGATAACAGAAAAAGACTACGACACAGTCATAAGAGATGATTGTGATGCCTATGGTGAAAATGGTGAGCCATTATTTTTTTTCAGAAAAAACAAAATACCTTCTAGTTTATGCAAAGATGCATGGAAAGCATTAAGAAATGCTGCTGCGCCAACTAACAACAGAGGTGCTGCAGGCGGAATAATATCTGAACAAACCAAAACCGATTGGGACATAGGCGATTTAAGTAAAATAAGGTTTAGCGGTATCAAAAAAGATGGAACTTTGAGCAATACCTCAAGAGCCAATACAGTAAACTCAGGTGTTGTAGGGTTTTTTGATAGGAACGCTAGGTTTCCTTACTGCCGACAAACATCTTGGTATGAAAAGAATTTTCAACAGTTCAAAGACGCTTATCCATACATACACTATATAGATAAACTTTTTGCAGAAGCCTGTCCTGAAAGATATGCCAATCAAAAAGCTATGGCAGAAAAAACAAGCAAAGATTTTCTTATCAAAGATACTGTATTCACGACTATAACTGTTAACAAAAACTTCAGAACTGCATTGCATGTAGATGCAGGAGATTATGCAGAAGGTTTAGGAAATTTAGCTGTATTAGAAGCAGGTCAATATGAAGGTGCTTACACAGTAATACCAAGATACAGAGTAGCGTTTGATGTTCGTTCAGGCGATGTTTGTTTCTTCAATGTTCACGAATACCACGCTAATACAGAAACTAAAGCAAAACTAGCATACGAAAGAATATCAATCGTTTGTTATTACAGAGAAAAAATGCACCATTGTTTAGACGCAGATGCGGAAATAGAAAGAGCACAAACTAGACAAAAGGGTGAAAGTCTAATAGATAAGTAGAGGATTATATGTGTGCAGTTATAGGTGTCCATAATAACGATGGAGTAGATATAGATTCATTTAGAAAACTATTAGACCAGTCAATGATAAGAGGCAAACACGCTACTGGACTAGCTTATATAGACTACAAAGATGCTAATAAAATAAAACATTTCATTTTGCCTAAATCAGCTGATGCATTTGATATACCTGATAATATATATACAAAAATGCTGATAGCGCATTGTCGTTATAGCACTTCCGATATTGAGTGGAATCAACCCATAGTTAGTCAAGATATAGCTGTTGTTCATAATGGTGTGATAACACAGGCAGACCCTAGCACATGGGAAGATACCTACAACTACAAATTTGAAACGAAATGCGATAGTGAAATTATCTTGCGTGCATGGGAAAACCAATCTCATGCTTTGTGGTTAGAAGGTTCTATGTCAGCAGTAGTTATAGATGCAAGAGGCACAGCTTCTATGCATTTCTTTAGAAACGAACAAAGACCTTTATATTATGCACAAACGAACAAAGATACATTCATAGCAAGTACTAAAGATATATTGGAAAGAGCAGGTATTAGTGGGTTCGGAATAGAAAAAACCGAGTCTTGTGTTGATTATGTTATACAGAATAACGCTTTAAAACAAATAAGAATTAGAGATGTTATTGAGGATTTACAATGAATTACGACAAAAAGAAATTTACATGGGGATATGAGGTTGAATGGGGTGATATAAACAGGAAACATGAGATACCTGAAAAGTTTGGTAAATGGGAATATGCTGAAACCGATATAGTAAACATTATAGAACCTTTTCAATATGTTGCATGTGACCCATTAGGTGAAACTCCACACATGGGCGGTGAGATAAATACAAAACCCACAGCTACTTGGCAAGAACAAGTAGAACTTATTATGGATTTGTTCAATTTTTTCGTTGAGAAGGGCGACACACCGACTGCTGCTTGTGTTAATCATGGTCACCTTCATGTTCATGTGCCTGAATTGATAAACGACATAGAAGCGTTGAAACGACTAACCAAATACATTATGTCTAACCAAGCACTTACTATAGCTACGCTTTATAACTTCTACGATGCAGGAATAGCTATGCAAAAGTCAAAAGGAGCCAAGATGTATCTTAAATATGATGGCGGTAGAGAAATGCCACCATATATGTGCAACAACATTATAAATTTAGCTGAAAACTTTGAACATTACATTAAATTACACGCTGCAGGAAAAGATGGTGTTTCTATGGGCAGACCTTTCAGATATGCAATCAATACTTATTGTTTAAAACATACTGAAACTATTGAATTTAGGTGCTTTCGCTCTACAACTAACAAAAGGGAAATACATGACCAATTCAAATTTGCTGAAAACTTCATTGATGCTGCACTGAATGATGGACCCAATGTATATGAGATATTGAGTTCTTACGACTATAAATTCCCACCATTCGTGTGGGATATTAAAGAATACAATGGTTGGCAAAAGACCAAACATGATAAAAGCAGAGGCAATAAAGTTCGTGAGTTTATCAAGGTGTAGTAAAAAAGCATTCTGTGAATCAATTACAGAAGATGTTGCTGATAAATTTGCACATACATTCGTTTCTAAAGCTAACATGGGTAAGTATTGGAACAGGTGTGTTGGTTATTCAGAAGATAACGAATTGTGTGGTGCGATTATAACAACCATATCTAAAAAAGAGCCAAAAGTAGCTAATTTACAACTACTACACACTTTTGCTAAACATCGCAGGAAAGGTGTAGCTAGGAAACTCTGCAATTACAGTCTTTTGTATGCCATTCAAAATAAAGCTAGATATTTCAGAGTATCAGCAGAGCCTGAAGCGGTAGATTTTTATAAGAATATAGGTTTCATAATGTTAGGTGAGCAAAAATCTAAAAGTCAGTTATCAATGTTCCTTATAGCAGGTAAAACTTTCTCTGATGGTATATATGACATAAAAGACCCTGTTATCAATTCTGCTGTTTATAAAAATGGGCGAGGCGGTTGTATAAAAGTATTTGATGAGTCAGGGTATCGTGGATTATAGGTTGCAGGAAAATAGAGAATTAGCATTCAAAGAATGGTGCGTTTGGTCTATAGAACACAAAGACTGCGACCCTGCATTGTGGTTGTTGAATTATTTATTTGACAGGTATGAGCACAATATAGAACAAAAGTATTGGATAGCTTGGATATATGGCACTACTTATCATTTGCCTACAGCTTGGATTATATGGAATGAGTTCCCTGATTTTGAGTTGGTTGACCAAAACAGATTAAAAAAATGGAACAATGAAAACTATCACAGGTTGCGTTATCAAACTGACACGAAATGGAATAAAGGGCATTTACCAGACCAATTTGCCAGTTATAAACGATGGATTATGCACAATAACCCAGAGAAAACACAGCGACATAGGTTTGATAAGCTACAAGAAAAGTCTTTTGATTTCGTTTGGCAAAGCATAATTCTCAATATGCACAAGTTCGGCAGATACTCTACTTGGTATTATTTGCAAACATTGAAAGATTGTGTGGGTGTAAATGTCTTACCTGATAACTTAAAACTATCTGATTATAGCGGTAGCAAGTCGCATCGTAATGGATTGTTATATGCTTTGTGCCACGATGAACTTATTAATAAAAAACTAAAACCTATAACTACACAGCACTTAGAAATACAGGCATTAAGAATTAGAGAAGAAATTGGAAAAGAATACAAAGTGGATATGGATTTATACCAAATGGAAACTCTTTTGTGTAGCTTCAAAAAGATATTTAGAAAAAAACAAGGTAGATATTTAGGGTATTATCTAGATAGACAAGCAGAAGAAATTAAGAAAGTAGAAGCTGATGATTGGGCAGGTATAGATTGGCAAGTGTTTTGGGACGCAAGAGAAGAAACGCTTGAACAACCATTACATGAAAGCAAAGCTATAAGGAAAGAATTATATGAGGTTTTCTTAGATACAGGAACATTGGAGTATGGAACATTATGAAATGCGTAGCTATAGGCGGTGTCCCTGCAACTGGTAAGACAACACTAGTTAGGTCTTTATTGGGGTTTATACAACCGAAAACAAAATTTAAGTATGGTTTGTTGCGTGGATATGTTGAAACTAAAAGGAATATCAGTATTTTAGGTATATACGAAAGACAAGAAGTGTTCGCAGGGACAGATAAACTTTCTATGGCGGTTCAAAGCGACTTTGATAAATACATAGATAAGTTTGAAAAGAACATACTGTTTGAGGGTGATAGGTTATTTACTGGCACAAACTTAGAGAAATTATGTAATTCTTATGACACAAGAATTATAGTGTTAGAGAATATACCTGAAACGCTAGACTTTAGGCATAATCACAGAGGCGACAATCAATCAGAAAAATTCAAGAAATCAAGAATAACAAAGATAAACAATATATGCACTAATCAAAGACTAGCTAAAAACATAGAACATTATTCTTTGAACACACCGAAAGAAACTGAGTCTTTGGCGAAAGAACTAAATGATTGGCTAGATATATCCAGTCATTAAAATAAAATATGTTCATGCTTCCTCGTTTGTCGTTTTCATGTTTTCAAATTCTTCAATTACAAAAGGTTCTAAAAAGTTTTCTATAATCGTTATCTTGTCCTGTATGTGTTCTATATCTTTTTGCAATTCAGATAAGTTTAGTTCACTACTATCATTAACTGCAACATCATCTAACAAACAAGCTATAGATATACTAGCTTCCCTTACTGCTTCTAATGTTTTATTCATGCTTCCTCCCTTACTACCATGACTCTTTTGCCCAATCTGTATCGCTAATCTTTTTTTCGTATGGTTGGAAATCCCTAGTTTTGAAATTGTATTGGAACTTTGCCTCACCGATTTTACCATACAAGTCTTGTTCCCTTATTTTCCTTGTTATAACGCTAGTAGTGTTTTCGTCAAAATCTCTATGAATTGTTAATACTGCGTCAGCTTGGTTGTGCCAATGTGCTGCACCACTAATATCATAGGCAGTAGGCGGTAAATAGCCACCATCATTACTCTTAGGCAACTTGGTAGGGTGTGCGACCACCCATGTCACTATTTCGTATATCCTTGAAAATCTTTTACATAGTGAAATAAAATCTCTTATATGCTCATCTTCTCTAGCGTTTCCTGTGCGTTTTGCGTCAACTTCGTTATAAGGGTCAATGACTAAACCATTTATGCCATACTTGAAGATACTACTCTTAGCTATATCTAATATAGTATCTATAGTCGGCACACTATCTCTGGTTTCTATAAAATAGAAATGTTTATGTATAAACTTTAATGCTTTGTTTAAGTCATCTTTATCCATTCTGTTATCAAAGCCGATGTCAAAACCTTTCTGCGTAAACATTTGCGTTAATCTGCGTATGTGCATACTGGTTGAGTGTTCAGGCGAAAAGACTGCGAACTTCCAATCGTGATTGATAGCCAATTTAAGCAGTATTTGGTCTAGGAAAATACTTTTACCATGATTTGGTATGCCTGTTATCGTGTGGAATGTCCCAGTCATAATCTTATATATATCATCTAGACCTTTCATGCCTATTTCTATAGGTCTTTCATAATTCCCATCATAAAGGTCTTGTATCTGAGAATAATAGTCGTTAGCGGTATATAGACCATCTATTGGGTATGGTTCAGCTTCGTCTAGTATTCGTTTTAACTCTACCGCACCATGTATGTTTAGTATGTCGTTTGCATCTTTGCAGTCTTTCGGCATTCTAACAAACCAACAAACATCTTTACCGAACCTGTGTAGCAACTCTTTGTGTAATGCTTTTCCTGCAACATCGTTGTCAGTGAACAATATAATCTTCTTAGCATCTAAAGGGCAATTAGCTAATGCTTTGTATCTAGCATCGTTTTTGTTGAATTTAGCTTCTTTTGGTGCACCATTAGGCAATGTTGTAGCTTGGTAGCCTACTTCAGCAATACTCAATACATCCATCTCGCCTTCAGTGAATACCACCACTTCTTGTTTTGCTACATTTTTATAATTGTAAAGTATCTGTTCTGCACCTTGCGTTTGCCTGAACTCTTTGTTTTCGTTTCGGTATTTGATGTTGATTAATTCATTGTTCAAGTTGAAATACTGAAATCCATACCACCCTTTTTCATCAAAGATTTTGAATTCATCAACGATAGTATTAGTTATGCCACGCTTGTTGAAGTAATCATACATTCTTTGATTCTTGCTCAATTTCGGTGTTATAGGTTTTTGATATACAGGTTTCTTTGGCACATAATACCTATCTGTGTTTTTATAGTATGAGCCTTTCCAGTCGCAATGATGACAGAACCAAACTGTTCCTTCTTCATTGATGGTCACCGATAAAGGATTGTCTTTCATGTTGTGTGGTGGTTGACATTGTGGACACTTAACCTTTTGTGTTCCGTAGTCATATTTCTTCAATTTTATACCATGTTCTTCTGGTGTTTCTTGCTTCATTTTACTCTCCTGTTATCCTGCAAGCTGATTTGCTCCTTTGGTTTTATCTTCTTTAGGTCGTATTACATACCCATACTCATCAGTTATGAACCAATCAAGCCATCTCTCTTGGTTCAACCATGTTGTAGGGTGCGGTATAAATCTTACTTCTGTCGCTTTTTGACTTTCTGCAAATCTACCTGCACCATAAACAATCTTGTTGTAATGTTTTTCATCAAACTTGATAAACGATTTATAAGCCATCTTCTTTCCTAGCTTTCTTGGATATAAAGACCAAAACTCTAGAAACGCATCATTATATTTATCTTTAGTATTATCTTTAGTATTGGTGGGTTTCTCCACCCTCTCCTTCCACGCTTTTGCACCCTTGGGGGTTTCTACACCCTCACCTAACCGCAAATGGTATCTATTGCTAGTGTTTCCGCCATTTTCAGCTTTACGATGCTCTATGTATAGCAAACCCATTTGCTCAAATTCCTTTATGGCTCTTTGAACACCTTTGGTGTCGGCAAGTCCGACTATATCTGCTATGTGTCTGTAAGATGGATAGCAAGTGCCTTGTTCGTCAGCGTAATTGCCTAGTATTACTAATATAAATTTCTTTGTTGGTGTTAGTCCTTGTTGGTTTAGTGCTTGATTAAGACATTTTATAGACATAATTTAAGTATAACTCCTTACTCTATAAAGAAAACCCTTATCGGAATACTAGTTCCATTTATCATAAGTTTTCTCTACTCGGTTTGATTTATAGACCACGATTTCATTTGTTTCTTCGTCAAGAAACCGCACTTTCTTTTTTGTTTCATCGGTATAACCCAAGAATGCTCCAAAAATACATTTGTTCTTTACACGCAATCTTGTCATTCTACTCTCCATACTCGCCAAGCTACTGGTTCAGCATCATGCAATGTCCTTATAACCCATTTACCTGTGACTTCCTGTGTCTTGCTCATTGTGTATGCCCTAGTCCTAAAGCGCATAGCCTCATGCCTATTAGTAAAGGCGACACTATCGCCTACTTGCATTAACAAAATGGTTTTTCTTATGTTGTCCCACTTTTTGTTTTTGCCACCATGCTTTGAATAAGGCATTTCAATGTTATGCTCAATCTTCAATTTATCATCATTCATCTTCAATGTTCTCCCATTGTCTTGACTGGTTTTCGTTTTCTTCTGCCAAAGCTGAGTAATATCTGTTTTCTTTAACAGTTTCACTCGTTTGTGGTTCGTAATCATAAACATTCACATGACCAAGTATTGGCACAAAGCCAATCATCATGTCTTCAGTGTCTTTGATTAGCCAACCACCCATTCTTGAGGAAGATAACTCCCTACTAGGAATTTTATCGTAGTCCTCACCGAATTCTTTATTTGCGGTTTCTGTAAACCTTTGTATAGCTACTTCCCAAGTTTCTAATTTACGCATTGTTCTTTTCCTTGATTAGTTTCAACGCTACTTCTTTTGCTTGTTTCCATGTTTCGTATCTATCGTCCCAATCAACTCCATTACTATCGTCATAGTTATCTTTGTCATAGACTTCAATGACTAATTCGTCTTCAAACCAATCATCGTGATAGATATGAAGCCAATCATGTTTCTCACACAATTCTTTGCATACTTGTTTTGGGTGTTTACCTTTTTTGCGTTGGGTCATTGGCACACGCTCGGCTACCAATCGTTCATTGTCGTATTTCTTTTCATACTGTGCTATTGAACGCTCAACCTTTTTCATACTGTTATCAATACGCTTTAGATTAGACTGATACTGTTTTTGTTTTTTGAGCAAGTTAGCTTTTCGTAGTTTTAGCTGTTTATAGTTTTTAGCTACAACATTGACTTGCGTTTCTTTAGGCGAATCTTTTATTAGTAAATCTTCAACATTGTATTTACTCTTAATCAATTCAATTTGTTTGTCATCAAGTGGGTTAGTACGATATTGGTTATGTTCATATCCGTAGCTATGCATTAGTTCGTGGGCAAACAACTGGCTTATTTCCTCAATGCTCAATTTATTACTCATTGATAAGAACATATCCCAACCAGTTCCAAAAACTTTTCCAAGATAGGCACGACCACTATACCCAAAAGACTTAGACCTTATTTCTACTTTAAGTGTTTTCCATTGCGGTAGTCGTCCTTCAGCTTTTGACATTAAAGCATGGATATAACAGTAAAGTGATTTCAGTTTTTTGGTTTCAAAGCCAGAGGTATTTTTTATTATCTTCATTTTATACTCCTAAAGAAGTGCGCTTACGCACACCTCTTTTTTAGTTCTTCTTCAACACGAAACAACAAGAACATATCGCCTTTATCGGTAGCACCTTTAAGAGCGATGCTTACTAGAGTGTCAATAAGTTCTTCGGTAGTTTTTTCAGCTATTGGGGTTTCACCTAAAGCGTAGAGATTCATTGTTTTCATTTTATTTCCTTCAATTTATTATTTATTACAAGACATATCATAACATATTTTTGATCTAAAAACAACCCTTTTCGGAATAACTATTACAGTATTCTTTATCTTCTTTTAGTATTTTTTTGAAATGAGCTTTACATTCGGTTTGTGTTAAGTTTTTTGCAAACTTTTCAACATGCACAACCTCGTGAGCGTTATCACGAACATTTATTCGCATTTCGGTAGAAGAACTGAAAGCGTAGTAGCTAACAACCACAGGCACATTGCTCATTAATTTTTGACTGACTTCAACTGGATAACATTGTGTGTAGATTAATTTTTTCATTTTAACTCCTTCAATTTACAGATTAAGCATAACCTAAATATATGCAAAAAGAAAACCCTGTTCGGAATAAGTTTAATGTGTTATATTTTGATTTATATACCATTCTGCATTATATTTGTGAGAATAAGTGAGAAAAAATGACCAAAAAAACTAGAAATCTAAAACTAACTGACACGCTAAAACTCAAAATAAGGAATGAGTTTGTGCAAGGTATTACAGATGATAGTGGCGCAAGAGTGGTATTTACCTTAGAAGAACTGCACAAGAAACATAAGGTAGCAAAATCAACACTTTACAGGGTAGCTAACAAAGAAAACTGGAAGCATGAAAAAGAACAATTCCAAGCAGAGTATTTACACAAACTAGATGTAGAGCGTAGCAAAAACCTAACCGAAGAATCAAAGAAGTTTGACAATACTAGTCTCAATTTGGCAAAAGCACTTATGGCTACTGTAGGTCAGAACATAAGAAAGAACACAGATGATATAAATGGTGGCAAGAAAGGTTTCATACCTTCACAAATAAATGCTTTAGCTAATGCTGCACTTTCAGCACAAAGACTGGCAAAATTAGCGTTAGGAGAAACAACACATAATGTGGAATTAAATGCAAACATCACTGAAGAAAGAGCCTTCAGAGATGCTATGGAATTGCTTGACGAAGTTGCAAGAACAAAGCAACAAGCAGACGATAAGTCTTTACACTAGTTGGCTGAAGACTGCTAGAGCAAAACAAGTAGCACCTGAAGGGAATCATTATATATGGCTAATACTAGCAGGTCGTGGTTGGGGTAAAACTAGGACAGGCGCACAAGACATTGTATTGTATGCATTAAGAAATCCAAACAGTCAATGTGCTGTAGTTGCACCAACTCATGGTGACTTGCGTAGAGTATGTTTCGGTGGTCCTAGTGGTTTGTTATCTATCATACCCAAAGAATGTTTCGCCAAGTCTAGAGATTACAAAGGTTATTCATCATCAACATCTGAAATACGATTATTCAATGGTTCTAAAATATCAGGATTTGCAGCACAAGAACCTGATAGATTGCGTGGTCCTCAGTTCCATAGAGCATGGTGTGATGAGTTAGCAGCTTGGAGATATCCAGAAACATTTGACCAGTTAATGTTCGGACTTCGTCTTGGCAATAATCCACAATGCGTAATTACCACAACACCTAAACCGACAAAGCTGATTAAAGAGTTAGTTGAGAGAGATGATGTTCATGTTACTAAAGGAAACACATTTGAGAATGAAGAAAACCTAGCTGAAAGTGCATTGGCGATGCTTAAAGAAAGATATGAAGGCACAACAATGGGTCGCCAAGAACTTTATGCAGAAATAGTAGATAATCTTGAAGGTGCTTTGTGGAGAAGTGATATGATAGACGAAACAAGATTGAGTGCAAATGAAGAAAGAGAATTAACTAACATAATAGTAGCGATAGACCCTGCAGTGACAGCGAATGAAAATAGCGATGAGACTGGTATAATTGTAGTTGGCAAAGATGCAAATAATGAATATTATGTATTAGAAGATATATCAGGGAAGTATTCTGCAGATAAATGGGGTAGAATGGCAGTACGAGCCTATTATGAGTGGGAAGCAGATAGAGTTGTCGCAGAAGTGAACAATGGTGGCGACTTGGTGGAAAGACTATTGAGGAATATAGATACTGATATTCCCTACAGGTCAGTCCATGCTACTAGAGGTAAGCTAGTAAGAGCAGAACCAATAGCAGCATTATATGAGCAGAAGCGAGTTCACCATGTTGGTAGTTTTCCTGAGTTAGAGTCGCAGATGTGCACTTACACAGGAGATATAAAAACTAGTCCTGACAGATTAGATGCGATGGTTTGGGGTTTATCCGAATTAAGCAAATCAAAAGGACAAGTAAATTGGAGAATAAGTTAAATGGCAGAAGGAAAAGACAACCGAACTTTTATGCAGAGACTGCTCAACAGACCAATGGCAGAACAGAAGCGAGAAGGCAGCATGGTAGGTTTCTTTGGTGTTAGTGATGGCAGCAAAGAATATAAATACAAAGACCTTGCGGAAGAAGGATATAAAAAGAACGCTATTGTATATAGATGTGTTAACGAAATAGCAAAAGGCGCAAGTTCAGTAGATTTCAATTTAAAAGTAGCAGACGATGTTATAGAGCAACACCCAGTTATTGATTTGCTCCACAAACCTAACCCATTACAATCATACAGCGAATTTTTCCAAGCCATATTTGGTTATCTATTATTAAGCGGTAATGCTTATATCATTAAAAGCGGTGCAGAGGGTGGCAGACCTAGAGAACTGCATTTGTTAAGACCTGATAGAGTTCAAATAAAAGGAAGCGGAAACCCTATACCGCAGAGATACGACTACATCATCAATGGAAAAGTAGTCAATACATACCCTGTAAATCCAGATACTGGCGAAAGCGACTTGAAACACATCAAGCTATGGAACCCAACAGATGATTATTATGGGTGTTCACCTTTATCAGCAGCAGCAGTAGAAGTTGACCAACACAATTTATCTAGTCGTCACAACATCAACTTGTTAAACAATGGCGCAAGACCTAGTGGTGCTGTTGTATTTAAACCAAAAGACGATGCAGGTTATTCAGTTAATCTAAGCGAATCACAAAGACAACAATTACTAACTGATTTGAATAACAGGTTTAGTGGGACATCTAATGCAGGCAGACCAATGCTTCTTGAAGGAGATTTTGACTGGAAAGAGATGGGATTATCTCCTAAAGATATGGATTTCATTAACTTAAAACACATGAGTGCTACAGATATTGCTATGTGTTTTGGTGTGCCTAGTCAGTTAGTCGGTGTGCCTGATGCACAAACTTATGCGAATGTAGCAGAAGCCAGACTAGCATTGTATGAAGAAACGATAATACCACACATAAGACTTTTAGAGTCTGACCTAAACGAATGGTTGTTGCCTATGTTTGACGAAAGGTATTACATAGAATTTGATACTGAATCTATTCCTGCATTAGCAGAAAGGAAAAGGAAAACATACGAAAACATTACTAGTGCTGTAAGAGAAGGCATTATGACTAGGAATGAAGCTAGAGAGCAAATTGGTCTAAGTCCAATAGATGGGGGAGACGAGATATATATAAACGCTTCTTTGTTCCCATTAGGAAGTGATAGTCCGCCTGAACCAGAGATACCTGACAATGAAGAAGATTTAGAAGATTATGATGAAGTGGAAGATGACAAGTTTTGGGATGGTATTGTTGGTTCAAAAGCTATAGCAGATATTGACTTTAAACCGACAGCAAGTATGGCGGAAGAAGCACAAAGAGGATTAGATTGGCGGAAAGAGTTTGGCAGAGGCGGAACTAATGTAGGCTCAACCAGAGCCAGTCAGTTAGTGAAAAGACAAAACCTATCACCAGACACAGTAAAACGAATGTATAGTTTTTTCTCAAGACATGAAGTAGATAAACAAGCAGAAGGATTTAAACAAGGAGAAAAAGGTTATCCATCTAATGGAAGAATAGCATGGGCATTGTGGGGTGGTGATGCAGGATATAGTTGGTCAAAAAAGAAAAGAGACCAGATAGAAAACGAAAGCAAAGCCGAATCATCTTAAATGCCAAAAACAAATCTCAAAATAGTCCACAGGAATGAACACAAAGGATTGCGGGACTTTAGACAAGGCAGAATAAACACACGAAAAGAATTTGTCCGTCAAAATGTAATAAGGAGAAACTTAGAAAGATTGGCATTCAAACAAATCAGAGCGGTGTTCAGTAAGTTCGTAAACACACAAGCGTATCTAATAAAAGAATTCAACCTATACGATGTTGATACAGCCACAAGAGATTTAGATGCGGAACTTTTGCCTGTTATGTATATGCATTACAAAAAAGTTTATAGAACTATATTCTCTATGAACGAAAACAATTACGACAAAATCAAGAAATCAGAAGAAGCATTAGTATTCGGACGAAACATGGATATTGAAGATTTAATTGATATTTATAATAGAAACAGACTATTGTATTTAACTAACATATCCGTATCTATGGCGAAGCGAATAGAAAGAATTATAACAGAAGGCAGAGAGGAAGGGTTGAGTCTAACGCAATTAGCTGAAAAAATTAGCGATAAAGTATTACCTATAGGGAGAAGTAGAGCAGCACTCATAGCAAGGACAGAAACACATAACGCAGCTTCTTTCGCCAATCATCAATATCATGAAATATTGAAAAAAGATTTAGATATCAATATGATGAAAAAGTGGGTTGCAACTAGCGACTTGAGAACAAGGTCTGCACATATTGATGCAAATGGGCAAATAAGACAAATGGACGAACCATTTGAAGTGGGTGGAACTGCGATGATGCATGCAGGTGACCCAAATGGTGGCGCAAAAAACAATGTGAATTGTAGATGTGTAATTGTTTATGCAGATTCGCAAGATATTGTGCTATGATTAACAATGCATTACTATATGTAAGCAAATGAGGATAGCGTATGACTACTGAATATACAGAAGCCGAGAATATACTCGCTGTCAGAACAAACTTGTTCACTTCGGAAGAAGGTTCTATTGAGAATGATACGAAAGAAGAAATAAGAGAAGATGTATTCACTACGGAAAGTGAAGCAGAGGAAAGAGCGCAAGAAATAGGTTGCGATGGTACTCATTCGCACGACGAAGATGGCAACACTGTATATATGCCATGTGAATCACACGAAGCATATACAGAATTAACAGGTCGTGAAGTAGAAGGTTATAAACCTAAAAAACCCAAACAAAAATCCGAAGAAAACGATTACATAGAATTCCAGTCTGATATCAAAGCGTATAATGAGGAAGGCGATGAAGAAGAATATGGTAAGTTTGAGGGATATGCGTCTGTTTTTGAAAACACAGATTTAGGCAATGATGTCATTAAGACTGGTGCTTTCAAAAAAAGTTTGCGCAAAAGAGGTGTAAAAGGAGTAAAACTTTTATATCAACATAAGTCCGATATGCCTATCGGTGTCTTTGACTCTATAAAAGAAGATGATAATGGTCTTTATGTAAAAGGAACATTGGCACTTAAAACACAGGCAGGTCAGGAAGCATACGAATTATTAAAAATGGGTGCACTAGATGCAATGTCTATTGGATTTAGAGCAAACCCTGAAGAAGTTTCATACGATAAGCGGACAAACAAACGCTTAATCGGAGAAGTAGATTTAATGGAAATCTCTTTAGTGACTTTCCCTATGAATCCTCAAGCGAAGATTCGTAGTGTGAAAGGAACAGAGGTGACTATTAGAGAATGGGAAAATGGAATGCGAGATGCTTTCTCGTTATCTCGTTCAGAAGCGAAAGTGGCTGCAAAAGCAGTTCACGATGCGTTTGACTTTACTACACATAGCGAGACGCTAGATGTTATAGAATCAAGTGCTGAATTGGTAGATGCCTTAAAAAACTTAACATTAACCCTTAAAAATACATCATAAGGAGGCAATTATGTCGGAAGATGTGAAAAAGGTTATGCAAGAGTTTGGTCAGGCTTTTGAGGAATTCAAAAAAGCAAATGACGAGAAACTTGAGAACCTTGAAAAAGGTGTTAACGATGGAATGCTTGATGAGAAACTAGCGAAGATAGAGTCAAAACTTGATTCGTTGGAAGATGTCAAAGCACAAATTGACAGCACCAAATCGCAACAAGAGGGTGTAGCAGAAAAGGTAGAACAGCTTGAAACTGTGATGAAAAGACCAGAATCAGCCTATGATACTAAATCTGTTGACGATACTTGTTCGGCTTTTGAAGTCTATTGTCGTAAAGGTCTGGAAGGACTGACGGACATAGAGAAGAAAGCATTAACTGTATCTAACGATACAACTGGTGGATATTTAGCACCGCCTGAATATGTGAGAGAGTTGCTCAAAACAGTAACAGAAATCTCGCCTATTAGGACTATAGCTAGAATCCGCTCAACAGGTCAGAGAAGCATCCAAGTCCCTAAAAGAACTGGACAATTCTCAGCATCTTGGGTCGCAGAAAGCGGAACAAGAAGTGAAACAACTGGTTGGCAAGTAGGATTAGAAGAAATCCCTGCACATGAGCATTATGCACTTGTGGACATTTCTGAACAAGACCTTGAAGACACAGTTTTTGACCTAGAAGCTGAAATGCAGTCTGAGTTTGCTGAACAAATGGCAAAAGCAGAAGGTGCAGCATTCGTTAGTGGTGACGCTGTAGGAAAACCAGAAGGATTTATGACCAATGGAGATGTTGGTGAAGTCGTTTCAGGTAGTGCTGCTGCTCTTACTGCTGATGGTCTAATCAGTTTGGTGCATGGCATCAAGTCTGAGTACGCAAGAAATGGAGTATTTGTTTTCAACAGAACTTCACTTTCTAGCATCAGAAAGCTGAAAGACACCGCAGGGCAATATGTATTCCAAGCAGGAATGTCGTTGCAAGGCGGAGTGACTAATACTGTTCTCGGTCATGCTTATGTGGAAGCGACTGATATGCCATCTGAGGGTAGCAATACCTATCCAGTAGCATTCGGTGATTTCCGTAGAGCATACATGATTGTTGACAGAGTCAGCATGGCGGTCTTGCGTGACCCATTTACACAAGCTACTTCAGGCAATGTTAGATATGTTGCAAGAAGGCGAGTTGGTGGTCAAGTGGTTCAAGCTGAGGCTATCGTTAAACAAAAATGTTCAACATAAGGTAGGTGAAATATGAAAGATTTATCAAATAATATCAATCCTGCTGTCAGCATTATCAACGCAGTTAAAACTGCAGCAGCTAATGGTACTGGCGTTGACCTACAAGGGTACGAAAGTGCAACTGCTATGGTAGAAGTTGGTGCGGAAGGAGATACTCTCTCTAGTTCAGTATATTTTGAAGTTTCATTAGAGCATTCTGATGATAACTCCACATACACTGACTGCGCACAAGCAGATATCGTAGATGGCACTATCTCTGCTGGTGGTATATTCCTTAAACTTGATGGTACTGCAGGTGGAAACCCTGATACCGCAGGTGAAATATACCGAGTAGGTTATGTTGGCGGTAAGAGGTATTTGAGAGTCGTCCTCGCTAAAACTGGAACTCATTCTAACGGAACACCTTTGGGTGCTATGATTGTTAGAGGAGATGCTAGACATAGTGCAGACAATGCTTTTACAGCACATGATGCTTAAATGCTTTAACTTTGAGATGGGTAGGTGTATTCCTACCCTCTCATTTTAATGGAGGATTTTTATGGCAGGTAAAAGTTATAAAATTGTTGTCCCAAAAGTTGGTTCGGCTAATAAAACAGGCACAGATACAAAACTATATGTTCATAATGAAATTGTAGAAGCAAAAGAGGACTGGCAAAAAGAATTAATGTCAGCATTTGTTGAAAATCAATGGGCGATGGAAGTGAAAGTAGAAAACACTTCTGATGTAGAACAAGCAGAGCCTGTTAGAGCAAGAAATGATAAAGGACAATTAGTAGGCGATAACCCTGACACACCTGATGTAAATGAAGCGTGGGAAGGTGGAGAAGCACCAAAAACCGCTAAGAAAACAACTAAGAAGAAAACCACAAAAAAGACTGCGAAGAAAAGCACAAAGAAAGCATCTTCATAGTAAAAAGTGGTAAGATAAACACAAGCAGATGCTTTGAGATGGTAGATACCACGCAAACTATAGGAATATGTTTTAATGAGTGCAGGTTATCATCATTTTATAATAGAACAAGGAGCAACATTTGGGCAGACGCTAACGCTCAAAGACTCTGACGACGCTTTAGTTAACCTTACTGGCTACAATTCTGCAGAAATGGATTTAAGAGACAATCCAGAAAGCAGCACGACAACACTAACACTCACAGTTGCTAATAGCAGAATCGCTTTAGGCGGTACTGCAGGAACAGTAACTCTAACCCTAACACCATCAGAAACAGCAGCATTATCAGTTGGCGATGGTCACTATGACTTGGAGATAGGCAATTCCAGTGGTAATGTTTATAGAATTATGGAAGGAACTTATAGCGTTAGGGGAAACACAAGTAGATGAGCACTGTAAACTCTATAACAATAACAGATACCAGTAATATATCTGTAGTAACAGCAGGAACTCAAGGTGTAGCAGGTCCGAATACTATTCTAGGTAGAAGTGTTGCCACATCAACAGCAGGAACTTCTGGTTCTTTGCTTGTATATGACCACGCTAATACGCAATGGGAAGATAGTCAATCAACAAGATCACAATCCCTAACAGCTAAACTATACAATCTACAGTTCACATCTGGTGGTGCATCAGTAACACAGATTTATGACGAAGATAATATGGGTAGCAACAGTAATACTGGGTTAGCTACACAACAATCAATTAAATCTTATGTAGATGTTCAAAATGCAGCACAAGCAGTTAATTTTCAAGGCGATACAGGTGGTGCGCAAAGCGTAACAATAAACTCTGAAACATTGACTATCGCAGGCGGTACTGGTCTAGCATCAGTAGGTTCAAGCAACGCAGTCACTATAAGTATTGATAGCACTGTAGCTACGCTCACAGGAACACAAACATTAACGAATAAAACACTTACATCACCAGTTATAAACACAGGTGATATAAATAACCCTGATTTAGATGGCGGAACTATAACTGGTTCAGCTATAGATAACTCAATAATAGGTGCAAATACAGCAGCAGCTATAACAGGGACTACCATAACAGGTACTGCAATAACTGGAACGAGTTTCGTTATAGGTAGTGCCGATATAAATGAAGCAGAATTAGAAATACTTGATGGAGCGACTCTATCAACTACAGAAATAAACTATCTTGATGGCACAACTCTAGGAACAGTAGTTGCCTCTAAAGTCCTTGCGGTAGATAGCGATAAAGACATAACAGGATTTAGAAATATAACCTTAACTGGCGAATTAGATGCAGCTTCATTAGATGTATCAGGCAATGCCGATATAGATGGAACTTTAGAAGCTGATGCGATAACTGTTGATGGAACAGCTTTAGACGAATTTATATCTGATACTGTAGGTGCTATGGTAAGCAGTAATGCCGAAAGCGGTATAACTGTAGCTTATCAAGATTCAGACAACACATTAGATTTTGATGTTGCTGACTTCACTATAACTCTAGCAGGAGATTTAGGTGGTTCAGTAACAATAACTGATTTGGCTTCAGGAACGCTCACAGCAACCATACAAGCTAATTCAGTTGCTTTAGGCACAGATACTACTGGAAACTATGTAGCCGACCTTACAGCAGGAGAGGGCATAGATGTAAGTGGCGGTGGCTCAGAAACAGCTACGATTACCATAAGCGCAGAAGATGCAACAGACAGCAATAAAGGTATTGCAAGTTTTGATGCTACTGACTTCTCTGTATCTAGCGGTGCAGTAACACTACAAACAGAAAGAATACAAGATTTAGTCGGTGCAATGGTATCTTCCAACACCGAAAGCGGTATCGCAGTAACATACGAAGATAGCGATGGAACACTTGACTTCAATGTTAGTGACCCAGTTATAACCTTGAGCGGTGATGTTGCAGGTAGTGCGACTATGACCAATCTTGGTGATGTAACAATAACGACCACAATACAAGCTAACTCAATAGCATTAGGAACAGACACAACAGGAAATTATGTAGCTGATTTGACCGCAGGTGAAGGTATTGATGTTTCTGGTGGCGGTTCAGAGAATGCCACGATAACAGTTAGTGTTGAAGATGCTACTGAAACTAACAAAGGTATAGCTACTTTTGATGGAACAGATTTTACAGTTTCTAGTGGCGATGTAACACTTAATGCAGAAAGAGTTCAAGACATTGTTGGTGCGATGGTCAGTTCTAATACTGAATCAGGCATAGCAGTCACTTATGAAGATGGTGATGGCACTTTAGACTTCAATGTAGCTGACCCGACACTAACATTTACAGGAGATGTTACTGGCTCAGGCACTATGACTAATTTAGGCAATACATCTATTGCACTAACAGTCGCAGCGGATTCGGTAGCTTTAGGTACTGATACCACAGGAAATTATGTCGCAACTATAGCTGATGCAGGTAATTCACATATAACTGTAGCTAACTCAGGCTCTGAAAATGCAGCTATCACTTTAAACATTACAGACGATGCTATAGGCACAGATCAAATTGCAAACAATGCTGTCGCACTAGGAACACAATCAACTGGTAATTATATTGCCACGATAGCAGGTACCTCAAACGAGATAACTGTTTCAGGCTCAGGTTCAGAAACTGCAGCAGTGACTATCTCGCTACCTGATGATGTAACAATTGGAAATGATTTAACAGTAACAGGTGATTTAACTGTAAATGGAGATACAGTAACACTAAACACTTCAACGCTTACAGTAGAAGATTTAACCATCAGAGTAGGCAAAGGTGCTACCACATTAGCTAATACAGATGGCGCAGGACTAGAGTTTGGTGCTTCTAGCGGAAAACCGACTATAACATGGGACAATGGAAACTCTAGATTATCTTCTAATAAAACATTTTATGCAGCTTCTTTAGTAGGTGCTTTAACTGGTAATTCTACTACTGCTACTGCTTTAGAAACAGCGAGAACTATACATGGTGTTAGCTTTGATGGTTCGGCTAATATAGACCTGTCTGAAGTTATATCAGATACAGTCGGTGCAATGTTCAGTTCCAACACAGAAACTGGAATTACTGCAACTTACCAAGACAGCGACAATACCATTGATTTAGTAATCGGCACACTCAATCAGGACACAACAGGAAACTCAGCGACAGCTACAGCACTTGAAACTGCCAGAACAATTCATGGTGTCAGTTTTGATGGTACTGCCAATATAGATTTATCTGAGGTTGTGCAAGATACAGTAGGTGCTATGTTCGGTAGTAATACTGAAACTGGTATCACAGCAACATATGAAGATGGCGATGGAACCATAGATTTGGTTATAGGCTCTGGCGATATAACTAACGCTATGTTGGCAGGTTCTATAGCTAATGCCAAATTAGCAAATTCAGCAATAACTGTTTCTGATGGTAGTAACACCACAGCGATTGCGTTAGGCGGAACAATAACCTACACAGCAGGTGAAGGTGTAGATATAACAGAAAGTTCAGGAACTCTAACGATAGCAGGAGAAGATGCCACATCGTCAAACAAAGGGATTGCTTCATTTGGAAGCGATTTCAGTGTAAGTAGTGGTGCTGTAGCACTTTCTAATTCAGGAGCGTCTGCAGGCTCTTATGGGACTGCTACAGCTATCCCTGCAGTGACTGTAGATGCAAAAGGTAGAATTACATCAATTTCTACCAACAATATATCAACATCATTTACTTTATCAGCAGATAGCGGTTCTAACGACACATTCGCAACAGGCGGAACATTAACATTTACAGGTGGCGAAGGTATTGATACTACTGTATCTGACGACACAATAACTATCGCAGCAGAACTTGCAACAGAAACTAATGCAGGTGTAGCCACATTTGATGGTACTGATTTCTCAGTATCAAGCGGTGATGTCACTATCAATGTAGAAAGGATTGCCGACATCATAGGCGGTATGGTTGGCTCTAATACCGAAACAGGCATTACAGTCACATATCAAGACTCTGATAACACGCTTGATTTCGTTATTGGAACATTGAACCAAGATACGACAGGAAATGCAGCTACAGCAACAGCATTAGCAACAGCGAGAACCATTGGTGGCACTAGCTTTGATGGAACTAGCAATATAGCGGTAGCATTATCAACAGAAGCGACAAACATTACAGCTTCTGCTAATAATTCTACTGATGAAACTGTTTATTTGACCTTTGTTGATGGTGCGACAGGAACGCAAGGAATAGAAACAGATACAGGACTTACTTACAACCCATCAAGCGGTGATTTAACGATAGGCGGTGAATTAGTTGCAGCGACTTTAGATATTTCTGGAAATGTTGATATAGATGGCACACTAGAAACAGATGCTTTAACTATCAATGGTACTACTTTATCTGAAACCATAGCCGACACAGTCGGTGCGATGGTAGGTTCAAATACGGAAACAGGGATTACTGTATCTTATGATGATAGTGATAATACCTTAGACTTCGTAATCGCTACGCTAAACCAAGACACCTCAGGAACTGCAGCTTTAGCCACTTCAATAACTGTTAGTGCTAATAACAGCACAGACGAAACAGTTTATCCAGTATTCGTAGATGGTGCTACTGGGACGCAAGGCGCAGAAACTGATACTGGTTTAACCTATAACCCATCTACTGGACTGCTAACATCAACAGGTTTCTCAGGAAACTTAACAGGAACATTACAAACAGCAGCACAAACAAATGTTACTAGTCTTGGAACATTAACATCATTGGCAATAACTAATGATTTAACAGTCAATACCAATGTTCTTAAGGTAGATACAACAAACAATAGAGTAGGTGTAAAAACTGCATCGCCAAGTTATACATTAGATGTCGGAACTGCCACAGATGGTATTTTGATAGCAAAAGGAACTACTGCACAAAGACCTACTGGAGCAGCAGGTGTATTCAGATATAACACTACACTAGGTCGTTTTGAAGGATATACAGATGCTTGGGGCGAGATTGGTGGTGGCGGTACTAACACATTCTCTGTTGATAACTACACAACAGCTAATAACTCAACAACAGCGTTCACATTAAGTCAAACACCAAATAGTGAAGATAACTTATTCGTATTTGTCGGTGGGGTATTCCAGAATCCTAATGATTATACGCTCAATGGGACTACCCTAACACTTGATGAAGCACCACCAAGTGGCACAAGGATTATCGTTTATTCTGTCAGAGCAGCAGTATCAGGTAGCAACTTAAACAATGACCAGTTCACTTGTAATGGCTCAACAACTGCGTTTACTTTAACCATAGCACCAGTAGATGAAAAGAATACACAGGTATTCTTAGATGGTGTCTATCAACAAAAAACAGATTATGCAGTAAGCGGTACTACTTTAACTATGGACACAGCACCTGCAAATGGTGCAATTTTAGAAGTAAATACATTTACACAAACAGATATAAATGTGCCAGTTGACGACACTATCACAACCGCCAAGCTAGTTGACCTTAATGTCACGACAGGGAAGATTGCAGCAGATGCCATAACAGGTGCGAAACTTGCAGACAACGCAGTAGATAGTGAACACTATACAGATGGCTCAATAGATGCTGCTCACCTTAATGCGAATGTAATCTCAGGCTTAACTGAAGTAACACCAGTATCTGGCGACAAGATGATGATTCTTGATGCTACAGATAGCGCACTCAAAAAAGCAGATGTTGACGATATCATGGCTACAGCGGTCAGTATTACTTCTGCAGCAGATGCAGTAGCTTTGACCTTTGATAGTAGTGAAAACGCAACATTCGCAGGAAACATAGTCAAAGGCAACCTAACTATATCTGGCACAGAGATAGATTTATCTTCTGGAGACCTAACAGTAGATGTAGCAGGAGACATTACTCTTGATGCAGATGGTGGTGATATCTGGTTTAAAGATGGTGGAACAGCTATTGGTCAGTTTAGACATGCCTCATCTAGTTTTATTATTAAATCTAATGTAACAGACAATGATTTAATCTTGAGAGGAGATGATAATGGTTCTGCTGTTGATGCTCTTACTCTTGATATGTCAGAAGCAGGAGCAGCTACTTTTAATGCAGGTATTACGGCAACATCAGCAACTTTTACAGATGATGTAGCTATCAACAATGGTTCTCCTGAGCTTTATTTCGGCACTACAGGAAATCATTATAACTGGAGAATAGCAGCACAAGAAAATGTAGATGCTGCTTTTACTATAGATGTTGGTGCACAAGATACTGCCTATGGCGACGATACTTATAATACTTTACTTACTGTTAAAAATGGTGGAAATGTTGGTATAGGAACCACAAGTCCTGCAGCTTCTTTACATATTAATACATCAACTAATTCTCCGATGCTTGTTGAAAGCACACATGGAGATGGTGGATATATAGAACTTCAACTAAGTGACAGTGGAGGTGCGGGTTCACTTACTGGTTATATAGGTGATTCTCAAGCCCTTATAGCAAGTGGCACTGCTGCTGATCTAGCTATTAGAGCTCAAGCTAACTTTGTGGTTAGCACAGGTGGTAGCACAGAAAGATTCAAGATTGATACAGTAGGTGATGCAAAGTTAAGCGGTGCTGGCACAGCACTAACACAAACTTTATTTGCAGACTCAGGAAGCTCAGAAGGAAGTGCAAATATTACATTCAATACAGATGGTGCATCAACAGACCAATCAGTAGCTAATATAAAAATGCAACAAGGCTCTGGTGACGGTGGCTCTCGTAAAGGGGAAATACTTTTCCAAGTATCAGACAATGGCGCACCAGCTACAGCTATGACTATTGCTAATAATGGAAACGTGGGTATATCAACTTCATCACCACAAGAAAAACTTCACGTTTATCATGGTAGTAGTACAGCTTCAATAAGAGTAAGTGGTGAGGGTAATAATAATAGAGCTTGTGAAATTGGATATGATGCTAGTGATGGTCCTTATATAAGAGCATTTAGTAGTGGTATTAGTAGTCTAAAGTTTTTCACAGACAATACTGGTCACAGAATGACTATTGATGGCTCTGGAAACATAGGTGCGCCAACAGGAACAAATATTTATAACGCATCAGATGAAAGACTCAAAAAGAATATTACTTCTTTAGATAATTCATTAGAAACGATTAAAAATCTAAACCCTGTTAAATTTAATTGGATAGACAATTTTTCAGAATCGGAAAATGATAAAACACTATATGGTTTTGTAGCACAAGAGGTACAAAAGGTTTCCCCTGATATCGTAGAGTCTTTTGGTGATGGTTCATCAGTAAAGGTAGATGATAAAGTTATTGAAAACCCATTAACAGTAAGGGAAAAATTCTTAGTACCTATGCTTGTTAAAGCAATCCAAGAATTAGAAGCAAGAATCAAAACATTAGAGGACGCATAGATGGCGAATACTAAAGTAAGCAGTGAACAAATAATAGATGATGTAGCTTTAGCAGGTAATCCTACTACAACTACACAATCAGCAGGAAACAACACAACAAGAGTTGCGACTACTGCTTTTGTTACTACTGCGGTATCAGACTTGGTTGACTCTGCACCATCTAGCTTAAACACACTAAATGAGTTAGCAGCAGCTATGAATGACAATGCCTCATTCTTTAGCACAGTATTGCCATTATCTGGTGGCACGATGACTGGTAATATTTCTCATGCAGGTGATTTAACACTAGATGTTGGTGGGGATATTATTCTTGATGCAGATGGTGGAGATGTAATACTAAAAGATGGTGGTACAAATTTTGCAATATTAAGCAAAGCTAGTGCTAATTTAGATATTTACAATGCAGGAAATGATGGTAGCGTTGTATTTAAAGGCGAAGATGGTGGAACAGGTATTACTGCCCTTACCCTTGATATGTCAGATGCAGGAACAGCTACATTTAATAGTCACATTCTTTTAGGCAATACTGTTACTAACCCTGTATCAAACTTCGCAGATCAAACAGGAATAGCATTAAAAAATTCAGCTACAGTTCCAGAACTACAAGTATCTTCTGATTCAACAGCTATGCAGTTGGGTAGAACATCAACAGGTGGAGCAGGACAAATACTAGCTCTTAGACAAGCAAGTAATACTATTGCAAGTCTTGGCAGTAATGGTTTTATCTTTAATGAGAATAGTGATGATATTGACTTTAGAATTGAATCTAATGGCTCTACACATATGTTTCATGTAGATGCAGGAAATAACAAAATTTTAATGAGTTCTAATCCTGCTGATGATACACAATCAACACCACATGATACTTTAACTCTAGCTTTAGCTTATGCTTCAAGTGGGGCAAATGGTGTTGCAGGTTTGGGTCCAAGACTGGCTTTTAAAATACCTGATGATGAAGATAACCCAAGTTTAGGTGGCGGTATAGCAGTAGTAAAAGAAAGTGCTGATGATAGTGATAGTTCTGCTGCAATGACTTTTGCAATCTCACAAAATGATGAAACTTTAGATGAAGCTATGCGTATTACTTCTGATGGTTTTGTAATGGTTGCAAGTAATTCAACTGTTCCAACCAATATGGCAGGTTTACAAGTACAAAGCGGTGGCTTGCTTATAAATGGAACTGAAAATGCAACCGATTTTCATACAGCTGCTTTCCAATCCAATTACTGGACATACTTTGGCACAAGCGGCAAGTCAGGTGGTTACTCTGGTAGCTTTAGAATAACAGTTCCTAATTGTAATAATGGAGCATCTAATATTGGATATGGTAGTTTTCAAGTAGAAGTTTATTTATCAGGTTACAACGGAGCATTTTGTCACGCTATGCTGTCTGGGTATCAAAATAGTGGTATAAATATAGGTGAGGCAGTTGTCATAAGATCAGGAGGTTCACATTCTGTAACTTATGGTTCGGAGGGGGCTCAAGGTTTTTACTTTGATATTGATATACCTTCTTATACACACCCATCAGCTTTTTATAGAATAACTAAAGCAGGCGACAACTCGTCAGACCACGAAACAGATATGAAAGACTTAACAGTAGCTTGGTCATAGGAGGTAGATATGGAATACACGTGGAACATAAAAATAATCAAAATAACCCCTTATAATATAGAGAGTAAACAAAAAGACCTTGTTCAAACCATAGAATGGACTATTACTGGAACTAAAGATGGTAAGTCTGCTGAAGTAGGGGGATGTTTAGATTTTGATTTAGAACAAGGTGTGTCGTCCGATACTTTTTCTGAAATAACTGACATCACAAAATCAACATTACAGTCTTGGATAGAAGCAAGAGTAGGTACTACAAGAATAAATGAAATGAAATCAGAACTAGAAAACACCATAGATTCTAGGTCTGGAGATTATGAGATAACACCAAACGCATAAATTAAATACGAGATAAATATGGCAAATACTAAGATAACATCAAAAGTAATAGCAGATGCGAACATTCTGACAGCAGCTATTGCAGATAACGCTGTTACTGGCGATAAAGTAGCTGATGATGTTGCGTTAGCAGGAAACCCAACAACTACTACACAGAGTGCAGGTAATGACACTACTAGGATTGCCACAACCGCTTTTGTATCTACTGCAATATCTAACCTAGTAGATAGTTCGCCTAGTGCATTAAATACCCTAAATGAACTTGCAGCAGCATTGGGAGATGATGCTAACTTCTCTACTACAGTAACAAACTCTATAGCAGCAAAACTCCCACTAGCAGGTGGAACTATGACAGGCAACATAGTCATGGGCGACGATACTTCTATAGGTATTGGTGACAGTGCAGAAAGAATTGAGTTTGATGGTGCAGGTGATATAAGCGTATTAGGTGCTAATTTCGGTGTAAATTCAACAAGTCCAGCAACTAAATTTGTAGTTCAACATACCGATGGAGAAAGCGGTATTGAATTTTCAATGGGGGCTTCTTTAAACTATATTCAATCTTATGATAGAAACGCTAGTGATTATGTCGCATTGAAGTTTGATGGCGAAGATTTGAGATTTGGTACTAATAATGGTACTGAAAGAATGCGTATTACTTCTACTGGTTTTGTTGGTATAGGAACTACTTCCCCAGATGCTAAATTACACATAGAGGGTAATTCAGATACATCTGATGAAGATTGTATGATTGTTGTTGAAGATTTAGATACTACAGCAGGAAGTAAAGTACCAGCAATATTATTTAAAGGTAATGGAAGCACTATAGGAAGAATGAGAGTCAATGATTCATTAGGATTCATGTTCTCTGGTGGTTCTACAATGAGTGATGATTTAGTAGTTAAAAATGGTCCATTAGTAGGCGTAGGAACCAATTCTCCTAGTGCCACAGATTGGGGTAGTGCTTCACCAGTTGTGCAGATTTCAGGCACACAACCATTATTATCTTTCAAAGATAGCGATGTTACAGATGGTGAGTTTCAACTTGCTAACTCAGGACAAAATTTTTATATTTGGGATGCTGCTGCATCTGCTACAAGACTCTTTATTAAGTCTGACGGACTGGTCGGTATAGGGACAGCTTCCCCAAGCACTACGCTTCACGCAAAAGGCGGTTCAGCAAGTAGCTACATTAGAGCAGATAATTCAGCAGATGGACACGATACTGGTTTTGAAATTTATCAAAACGGAAACAGAAAGTGGGAAATCTATAATGATGATGCTGTTTCAGCAGGTTCAGGTGACGCTTTAAGTTTTAGACCTTCAGGAACAGTAACTTATGCTATGAGTCAAGGCGGTCATTTAAGTATTGGAACTGGTGCGCAGGCAGGTCACGAAGATCAAATATTAAGAGTATTCGGTGATTCCAATGGCTATGCCATGTTGCTTAGTAATGATAGAAGCACTGTAGATCAACCGCAAGGATTGCTTATAGATACTTCGGCTGTATCTTCCGATAATAATAGCCAAGTATTTCTGAAATGTGATGATTCTTCTGCTGCAAGGATGCAAGTCTTTACTGATGGAGATGTATGGACATCCGATGCTGGTACTCTGTCCTCTGATGAAACTTTAAAAACAGACATCGTAGATGCTACTAGCAAGTTATCTGATGTTATGAATCTGAAGGTTAGAAATTTCAAATGGAAATCAGATTATCACCCTGTTAAACAACATAAACACATTGGTTTTATAGCACAAGAACTTGAAACAGTATTTCCAGCTTTAATAGTAGAAAACAATATAGCTAGACATGATGAAGAACCTAATATGAAAAAAGGTATTAAACAAGGTGGATTAATACCCATTTTAGTTAAATGTATTCAAGAATTAAGTGCTAAGAACGATGCACTAGAAACACGAATCAAAACACTTGAGGATGCTTAGTAGATTACAAATGGTATGATATACTCTAATATGCTCAAAAACCTAGAAAGGAGAATAATATGGCAGAAGCTAACAATGAAATGAAAGACGAAAGAACTTTAGTGTTGAGAAATGATGATAATGGCAATGAAGATATCTATAAAGTCGCAGATATGTCTGATGAAGCAAAAGTAATATACACTAAATTAGACATAATAAGCAAAGAAACGATGAATACGAGAGCAAATTTAGAGTTTGCTGTAGAGAAAAACGAAATACTGCAGAGGCATTATTTAGAGGCGATTAAACCTCTATTGGAATCAGATGATGAAACGACTGAGGAAGTAGAGGCTGATGAACAACCGCCAAGCGAAGAAGAAACAGACGCAAACTGATAATGCAGTAGCTAATGCGTTAGAGCAGCATGAGCAGATTTGTGCCATGCGGTATGAGAATATTGAAAAACGCTTAGAAGCAGGTAGTCAAAAGTTCGTTAGAATTGAAGCTATGATAATTGGCATATATGTTTTGATTATAAGCACACAAGTTATAGCACAGGTATTCGGATAATGGCAGGATTACAAGTAACAACAGCACCAACACAAGAGCCTCTTTCTCTACAAGAGGTGAAAGAGTATCTGCGTGTTGAAGATAGCACAGACGAAAGGGTAATAAGACCTTTTATTGAAACAGCGAGAGTAACAGCAGAAGAACACACAGGTAGGACGCTAATGCCTACTACATATACTTTGTTTCTAGATGGTTTTGACGATACACAAGACCCTTTGTGGGAAGGTTGG